ATATCTGTACCTGCTGATGCAACTCTAGTTGTTGTAGGTAAAGACAACGGATTTTATTTAGACGAGACAGATCTACTCGCTGTTACAGCATCTGCTAACAGTGATCTAACATACTTGGTTAGTTACGAACTTCTAGTAGACTAAAGGTAATTAATAATGCCCAAATACAACGGTGGTTTTATAGGCACTGATGGATTAGATGCACCTGATCCACCCACAGATGTTACACCCACTGCAGGTAATGCACAACTTAGTATAGCGTTTACTGCTCCTACTGATACAGGCACGTCTGCTATCACAGGGTTTGTTGCACAGGTTAGCACAGATGGCACAGATTATAGTGGGGGTTCTAACACAGGTTCATCTTCTCCTATTGTTGTAAGTAGTTTGACTAACGGTACATCTTATACGGCTAAAGTATGGGCTATTAACGCTTATGGCACATCTGCTCCCAGTGATGCTAGTTCTGCGGTAGCTCCTCTTGCTCCTCAATATGGTTTGTTTTGTGGAGGATACTATAACCCTGGGAGTGGTAACACTAATACAAATATAATTGATTATATAAATCTTTTAAGTGCAGGTAATGCAAGTGATTGGGGTGATCTTACTCAAGGAATGATAGAGGGTGCAAATGGAAATGTAGGGTCAAGTACAAGAGCACTTATATTTAGTGGTGAAACACCTAGTGCAAAAACTAATGTAATACAATACATAGGTCTTGCTTCAACTGGTAACGCTGCAGATTTTGGAGACTTAGCTAATACACCCACAAAAAGTGCAGCAGTAGGAAGTTCTACAAGAGGTGTTTGTTGTGGGGGTGACAGCACAAATGTAATCCAATATGTAACAATAGCATCAACAGGTAATGCAACAGACTTTGGTGATACAAGCACAAATTGTGAACAAATGGCAGGTGTTTCTTCTTCAACAAGGGGCGTATTTGGAAGTGTTTCCAACGGTCAAGGAGTTCCTATGGAGTACATTACTATATCTTCAACAGGAAACTCAACTAATTTTGGGTCACTTGGTACTAACACAGGTGCTATGGCGAGTGGTAGTAGTGCTACAAGAGGTATTTTTGCTAATGTCTCAAATGGATCTAGTGATACAATTGAGTACATAACTATAGGTTCAACAGGTAATACCACTGACTTTGGTAACTTAACTCAAAATTGTGAATGTACTGGTGGTGTTACAGGATCTACAAAAATGGGTATAGCGTTGAACAATATTGGTGCAGGGGTTACAAATATAATAGATCAAATAACAATTGGTACGACAGGAAATGCTACAGACTTTGGTGATCTTACTGTAGCACGTAGATTAATAAATGGTGGTGCTTCATCTGTACATGGAGGACTAGGTTAATGCCTAACTATAATGGCGTGTGGTCACTCACAACACAAATACAATACTCTTCAGATTGGAGTGCAGATAATATAAGTCCTGCAACTCGTACTGCAAATGGTATTGCTATTATTAGTAACGCTAGTGGGCTACAAACATTTAGTATAGCTACAGCAGGTAACTCTACAGACTTCGGTGATTTTACAACTCAAAGAGGTAAAGGTGCAGGTTTTGGTAGTACAACCAGAGGTGTAGTTGGAGGCGGTGATGGTGGCCCAGTAAACATAATAGATTTTATAACTTTTGTAACTACAGGAGATGCTACAGACTTCGGTGATTTAACAGTGGCTAGAGAAGAGTGTGCAGGTCACTCAAGTTCTACTAGAGGTATGGTTGCAGGTGGTGATACAGGTAGTAAATCAGATGTGGTAGATTACGTAACAATAGCTAGTGCAGGTAATGCTACAGACTTCGGTGACCTTGCAGCAGCAAATACCTCTCCTTCAGGAGCAGGAAGTAGTGTCCGTATGTTAGTAGGTGGTGGTATTGAATCAAGTGCTACTGACCGTATTCAATATTTTACTATAAGTTCTACAGGTAACTCCACAGACTTTGGTGACTTGAGTTCTGCTAGACAACAAGGTGATGCTCTTTCTAATGCAACTAGAACTGTTTTTACAGGGGGTTATAACTCTAATGTACTAGAGTTTGTTACTACAGACACTACTGGTAACGTTACTGATTTTGGTGATCTTTCAGCAGCTACACGTAGGCTTGCATCTACTTCTAATGCAACTCGTGGAGTTATGGGAGGAGGTGACAGTTCTGGTTTGCGTTCATCAATAGAGTTTATAACAATAGCTAGTGCAGGTAACTCTGCTAGTTTTGGTAATTTATTAGCAACTACAGATAGCTGTAATAGTGGGTTTAGTTCTGCTCATGGAGGACTTCAATAATGACAACTAGAGACTTCACAGCTAACGTTATATCTGCTAGTAAAGTAGTACCTGATGGTAACTTTAAAACTAGTAAAGCGTCAGGTGTGTGGGATATTAATGAAGCACTAGATCTTATCAAAGGTGGTAACTGGCCTAACGCAGCTAACATTGACCCTGCTGCTTTTGTTGATGCTTTGTTTTCTTGTGATTTGTGGGATGGTAATGGTTCAACTCAAACAATTACAAATAATATTGATCTATCTAATAAAGGTGGTTTAGTTTGGATTAAATCACGAGATCAAGCACTTGTTAACGGTCTTTTTGATACTGTAAGAGGAAAAGGATCGAGCTTTGCTTATAGATTATTGTCTGATGATACAAATGCACAATCTGAACTAGCTGATGGATTAAGTGCATTTAACTCAAATGGTTTTGCTTTAGGTAGCTCAACTGCTGTTAATGGCAATACTTACGAATATGTAGGGTGGACCTTTAGGAAGCAGCCTAAATTTTTTGATGTTGTGACGTGGACAGGTACTGGAAGTGCAATGACTATTGACCACAACCTTGGTCAAGTTCCAGGTATGATTATCGTTAAATCTACAAGCGCAACATATGACTGGGCTGTTTGGCACAGAGAGTTTACAGGTAGTACCGACTATATTAAGCTAAACACTACAGCAGCTAAAACGGACAGCGCAGGTCTTTTTGGTAATGGAAGCAATTACTTAACGCCTACTTCAACACAGTTTTTTGTTGGTGGTAATAACCAAGTTTCTGGTGAAGTTGGAGGTGGTTATGTAGCCTACCTATTCGCACACAACAATGATGACGGTGGGTTTGGTGAACCTGGAGATCAGGATATTATCAAGTGTGGGAGTTATACTGGGAATGGTTCTAGTGATAGTTCTTCTCAAGATATAAATTTAGGATTTGAAAGCCAGTGGGTTCTTATAAAAAACACATCCAATAGTGCTGGATGGTACATAATAGACAACATGAGAGGAATGAGCCTTGATACGTCTGATGGTTATCTATATGCTGATTCAAGTTCAGCAGAGGGAACGGAAAGTAACAATCTGGGAGTTGAGTCTCATTCTGCAACATCTACTGGTTTCAGAGTTAGTGGGTCGGGTGCTCAAAACAACCAGTCTGGGCATAACTACATCTACATGGCAATCAGACGTGGTGGTATGCAAACCCCAACTTTAGCTTCTGATGTGTTTAATGTAGTAAACCATCCAAATGATTCTAGTAATGTTATTGTTTCTCCTGGTTTTACAACTGATTTTGCAATTACATCAAAAACAGATGAAACAGGTAATAAAACAGTTGCAACAAGACTTATGGGTAATCGTATACTTAAAACAAATTCTAATGCCGTTCAGTCTGATGATTATTCTAGTTATATGGAATTAGATCATCAAGACGGTATAAAGTGGAAAGACCTTTGGGGTAATCAACCTGCTTTTGATCTTCATTGGAAAAGAGCCAGAGGTTTTTGTGACGTTGTAGCATACACAGGCACAGGAAGTGCAAGAACTGTAGCTCATAATCTTGGGGTTGCACCTGAGATGATGTGGGTGAAATGTCGTAGTGACAGTCAGGATTGGGCTGTGTATCATAACAACATAGATAGTAGTGCTCCTGAAGACTATGGTATATATTTAAATGATACCGCATCAAGAGTAAACTCAGCAAACTTTTGGAATGACACTGCACCAACATCGTCAGTATTTACTGTAGGAACAGCAGGAAAAACAAATGGAAGTTCAAAAACCTATATTGCCTACCTTTTTGCTACTGCAGCAGGTGTATCCAAGTTGGGAAGCTATACTGGAAACGGCTCTAGTCAAAACATAGACTGTGGTTTTAGTGGCGGCACTGGTGCTAAGTTTGTTTTAATCAAAAATGTAGATGCTACAGGTAGTTGGGTAATTTTTGATACATATCGTGGGCTTGTTGCAGGTAATGATAGTTATTTAAGACTTGACGTAACTAATGCTGAAGGTGGTGGATATGATTTTATAGATCCTCTTGAAAGTGGTTTTACAATTAATCAAACTGGAGGGGTAGTTTTAAATGAATCTGGTGAAACATATATCTTCTACGCAATAGCATAACAACAAAGGAATAAAATGTTAAAAGACTTATCAAAAACTTACAATGAGGATCAGACACAACTGGTCACACAAGACATAGACATTCAGCTACCAATGTCAAAGCCTGAATACAAATCTATGTTGGCTAACATTAAAGATCATGCTCCTGCTATACGACAGGCATCAAGCAACTTCTATAAGTCTCACTCACAGATGATGAGTGTAACACTGGACGTTACAGCTATTACACCTATCCGTTCTATCAAACACAGTCTAGCTGAGATAGAAAAAACTAAAGCTGCACTACAAGAGTCTTACTTTAAGATGAAGAAGGATGAAGTAAAACTAAAGAAGCTAGAACGTAAACTACTGGATGAGACTGACCCACTAGAGCAAGAGATGTTAGAGATTAAGATAACAGAGAAGCAAGCACAGGCTGCAAGCTCTCGTGGTTATGTTGAAGGTGCAGTACGTAAGCTAAACTTCTTTACGAATCAGTACGACAACCTAATGGAAAAGATAGGTAAAGAGGAACTGACAGAAGAAGATTACGAGTTAGAAGAAATTAAGTATCACATTATGACCTGCATGAAACAAGCACTCAACAGTGCAAGACCACGACAGGGTGTTATTGATGAAGGTAACATGATCTACTTGTTTGATTTAGGTATCAACGCAGCACAGGCACAGGCTGAAGTGTTTGCTTACCTAGAGTGGGAAAACAAAGTAATACAGGAAGGTAAAGCACCAGAGCATCACCACACAGTACAGTGGCTAGAGGCTTGTGCAGACAAGTGGGCGCACTGTCCAGGTGACTTTGCTAACAGTCGTGGATTTAACATATTAGATAAAACATCTTTAACAAACACACCACAGCTAGAGGATAAGACAGATGGCTGACATCAAACTTACTCCTGATGATCTAGAGGAGATGTTAGACAACGCAGCTAGACGTGGGGCAAAGGAGGCTCTGCGTTCTATAGGTTTGCTTGATGATGATGCAGCTAGAGATATTATAGAGATGAGAAGTTTGTTAGAGGCTTGGAGAGACACACGTAAATCTGTCTGGTCAACAATAGTTAAAGTAACCACTGTCGCACTGCTGACGTTTATTGCAGGTGCAGTGTGGATGACAATGGGTAAATAAGGAATAAAGTATGGCACAAGCAACAAATGAGCAACTTTTAGAGGCTGCTAAAAGCGGAGACTACTCTGCAATAATGAACACCCCTGATCGTTATGGTCAAATACCTGCTAACATGACTAGTGCAAATGAGCAGTTAAAGAATCTTCAAAATGCAGGTGCTCAGTTACTTAAACAAGAAAACGCTTTGAAGGGTGCTACTACTGGTGACTATAGTGGTGCTAGTAAAGATGCCCCCATGTTGTATGAACACACAAACTATGACAGAACTCTTGGCACAGGTGGTGTAGAGGGAATTCAAAAAGGTTACGCTGTTTATGACAGTGTTACAGATGCTGATGGCACACAATATTTAGCTGTTGGAGGTAAGAACTCTAGTTTTATTCAAAAAATAAACCCTGATGGCACTCATGAAAGAGTTGAAAGTGTTTACAGAGCCTCAACCAGAGCAAGAGACGAAGGTGGTACAAAATCTAAAGGTAAAAAAAGAGTTTTAGGTGCTTTTGACAGATTTAAAAGTTCGTTAGATATAGACGATAATAAAACTACTGATACTGATACTCCTACTACAAACACTACTACTACTACCCCTATTACAGATACTAGTCTTACTGATGGTCCAGGTGCAGGAGGAAGTCCTAGTCTGCAAGACACAGCTTTTGTTGATAGAACTGTGGATAGACCTGAGATCGTGCAGACTACACCCTCAACAGAGGTGTTGCAGTTAAAACCTGGTGAAGTGGCCCCCATAGATCCAAGCACACCAAAGACTGTTGTTCAACAGGTTGCACCTGTAACACAAGCTCCTGTGGTACAGACACAAACACCACAGGCTACACCTTTTGTAATGCCAGGTTCTGTGCCTCAGACAGGAACTGTTGCTACACCTGTGCAGACTGCAGGACTATCTGCTGTTCCTGGACAAGTGACTTACAAAACAAGTTACGCAGGTACTGCAGGTGCAGTGCCACAAACAGTGCTTACCTCTACTCCAGGATCAGGTGAGGAGATTACTTCAGGGTATCAGCAAGTTCCGTACATAAATCCACAAACTAATCAAACAATAATTGTTACTGAATTTAACGGTAAACCAATTACTTACATACCACCTGGATTTGTACGTCAAACACCAGTAGCAGAACAACAAGTAGTTGAACAACCAACACCTCAACCTACTCCTCAGTCTCCTTCAGATAGATCTTTTCCTGGTTCTGATATTCCATATGAAGAGCCTTCTCCAGAAAATAGTTTTCCAGATAGATTTATTCCTGGAAAGTTTTTTTCACAGGGTGGGGATGTTACCCTAGCTAGAAAGTTTTTAGGTTTCCCAGAGGACGCACCTGATAATCAGCTTGATAACTTCTTACAGTCTAGTCCTGCTGCTGCTGCACGTATGGGTAAATACAGACAGGCTATGATGAACATGGGCGGTATGCGTATGGGTGCTCAAGCAGGTACTCTTTCAACAACCTATCCAAGCGATGTAGGTTTAACTACTCCTACTCCTACTCCTACTCCTACTCCTACTCCTGCTCCTGTTGTATATAATCCCCTAGCCCAACAGAGTGCTAACTTGGTAGGTCAAACAATGCAACCTATCCAAGCACCGATAGCAGGGATACAACCTACACCTGCAGAGTTTATACCAGTAGATGCAGGTATGACTGTGCCTATGGCTCCTTTTGCTCAAGCTGCTACAACAGGCACAACACAGCAAGCACCAATGCCTTTAACTACACCTACGGCAACCATGACACCTTCTACTGCAGCTACAGGTGTACAGGCTGCAACTAGTGCGTTACAACCTGCTCAAGGAACTTTATCAGAGCAAGCACAAGTGGGTGCTGCTCAACAAGCTACTACCTCTGTGACAGGTATGGAGGCTGCTCAAGGTGCAGCAATAAAAGTAGAAGGACCAACAGCTAGAAAACTAGAGACAGATCCTGTATCAGGTGAGAGTGAGATTATTTCTGGTGCTGCTAACGCTGAGACTGCTGCAGCTTTTACTGAAGCTAAACAGGCTGAAGAGGCTACACCAAGTAAACAGGCTACAGTTCAAGGTCAGCTAGAAGGATTGATGGCTCAGTTCGAGGGTGATAACACACCTTCTTGGGCTGCAGGAGCTATGAGATCTGCTACTAACGCTATGATCTCAAGAGGTCTTGGTGCATCCTCTATAGCAGGACAGGCTATCGTACAGGCTGCTATGGAGTCTGCAATACCTATCGCACAAATAGATGCTGCTACACAGGCTCAGTTTGAAGCACAGAACTTGTCTAACAGACAGCAACGTGCTATGCTTGCAGCACAACAACGTGCTCAGTTTATAGGGCAAGAGTTTGACCAAGCGTTTCAGGCTCGTGTACAAAATGCAGCTAAGATTTCTGACATAGCTAACATGAACTTTACTGCTGAACAGCAGATAGCTCTTGAGGATTCTCGTGCAGCTAACACAGTAAATTTAAACAATCTGTCTAACAGACAGTCTATGGTAATGGCAGAGGCTGCTGCTCTATCTCAACTAGATATGGCTAACCTATCCAACAGGCAACAGGCTGCTGTACAGAACGCATCTAACTTCTTACAGATGGACATGGCTAACCTGTCAAACAGACAGCAGACAGAGGTGTTCAAAGCACAGCAAAACATACAGGCTTTGTTTACTGATCAAGCTGCAGAGAACGCTGCTGAACAATTCAACGCAGCAAACCAAAATCAAACAGATCAGTTCTTTGCTAACCTGGCAGGTCAAACATCACAGTTTAACGCTGTTCAAGCAAACGCTATGGATCAGTTCAACGTCAACAGTGTCAACGCACTGAGAGAGTTTAACTCACAGATACAACAGCAAAGAGACTTGTTTAACGCACAGAACGGTTTGGTGATAGCACAAGCTAACGCTCAGTGGAGGCAGAACTTAGCCACACTTAACACTGCTGCACAAAACGAAAGTAACATGGCTTTTGCTCAGACTATAAACGCTTTGACATCTACTAATCTTGATGCAATATGGCAGAGAGAAAGAGATATAATGTCTATGGCTTTCCAAGTGTCAGAGAGTAACGCTGAAAGAGCTAACAGTATCATACTTCAGAAGATGGCTGCAGATGCTTCAATAGATGTGGCAGAGTTACAGGCTCAAATTAAAGCTGCAGAACAACAGGGCAGAGGTCTTTTTGATATAATTGACACAGCCATAAGTATACTTCCATTTAAGTAGGAATTAAAATATGTTAAGTAGAGCACAAGATAGAATAACAAAAAGAAATTTAAGTCAACAGCTTAATCCTGAGTTGAATATTGCACAACCAGGTGGCAAAGCTAAATCAGGGTCAGGTCTTGGTGCTCAAAAAGTTTCAGTTCCAGACGCTGACACTGTCAGGGAGGGTATGACTAGAGATGACAATGTTTCTAAAAAAAGTTCTAGTGAAAAGGATTCTGATAATCTCCTTGCTACAGTAGGTGGATGGATGGAAGCTATAGCTGCTTTAGATGAAGCACCAGAGTTATCAGAAAAAAAACAAGAGTTAGGTATAAAGCCTACGCAAAGCACATTTTCACCTAATAAAGAAGGTTCTAAAACACCCTCTAACTTAGTTGAGTTTGTGATGGAATATGAAAAGTTTAGTTCAACTGCTTACGATGATTTTAAACAAACATCTATAGGTTATGGAACAAAAGCTAGTAGTAAAGATCAAACAATAACTGAAACAGAAGCTAGAAAACTTCTAGAAAAAGATTTAGATGCTGCACGTAAAACTGTTTTAAAACTAAAAGAAACAGCAGGTTATGACTGGAACGAAAACCAAGTGGATGCTCTTACAAGTTTTACTTATAATTTAGGGGCAGGTAACTTAAGAAAGTTAACAGAGGACGGCACAAGAGGTGACGAAGAGATTGCTGATATGTTGCCAGAATACAAGTACGCAGGTGGTAAAGTTCGTGATGGTCTTATAAAAAGAAGAGCAGCAGAACTTAAATTATTTAACGAGGGTTACTAGATGACAGAAGCAGCACTTATGGCAGCAGTGCCAGGACAATCTCTTACGGACTATCCTAAGAACTATCCTTGGGAAAGACCTCCTGAGTTAACAGATTTTAACGATGCCATAAAATTTCACATGGACAGGGTATCTCAAGAGGATGTAATAGACAACGTTCTTGACGCTCTTGAGTTTGGAGTACCTGCAAAGGTATTGTCTGAGTCTATGATGACAGTCGCAGTATCTGAGGGAATACACAGTATAGATGTTAGTTTGATAGCAGAGCCTGTGATTAGATCTTTTATTATGAAAGCTGCTGACATGGCAGGTGTAGAATATAAAGAAACTTTTAAAGGTGATGCAATGAGTACTGAGGAACGTGCTGCTGTGCTTATGGGTGCTGTAGAGGCAACACCAAAAGAAAAAAGAGATGAAGGTTTTAAAGTTTTAAAACAAGCTGCTGAGTCAGCGCAAGACAAACCTGAAGAAGAAACGATAGAAGAAAAACCAAAAGGTTTAATGGCGAGGGAATAAAATGGTATTAGCAGCAGTAAAAAGAGGTGCTTTCTTTGGTGCTCTCTCAGATAGATTAGCAGAGAACAGAGAATACACTCGAAAAACATCTGACGCCATGCAGGAGTACCTGTGGACAGCAGGTCTTAACAGACGTAACGAAGTAAAAAAATCTAAAGTACAACTGCAAGAAGCTTTTGATTACTTAACAGGTAACGGACTTGACGAAGACAAAGCTTTAGCTCTTTTAGACACAGATCCAAAAGAAATGTTAAGTCTGTATAAAGTTGCTCAAAACTACAAGTTAAAATCTGGTAGACTTTCTTCTAATATTTTAAATAGTGCAGTGACAATGGCAGAGGGATACGAAGCACCAGACATGACTGCTTCAGAGTTAATTAAGAAAGCAGCACCTGACTTTATAGAGGGTGCAGAGTTAGATCCTCCTGCACAGGAAAGATCTTTCTTAGGGAAACTGTTTGGAACTCCATCTATGGATGAGATTAGGTATGATGTTTATTCGTCTGAGATCATGGGTAGAAAAGGATCAGACATTATGGCAAGTATCTCAGAACCTACTATAAGGGCTAGAGATGCTGCAGGTGGTGTTGACACTGACTACACAGGACTGGGTGCTATATCCACAACAGAGATACGTCAGGACCAAAGACAAATAATGCTAGACTATGGGGATGAATTAGAAAGAAAAATAGCAAGTCTAGTTGCTGCTGCTGAAGATGCAACAGGAGATGAAAGAAGTAATCTACAAAATAGAAGATTAGAATTAGAGAGAATATCTGAAATAGATAATCCAAAAGAACAGCTTAGAGAAATGATGCAAAATCCTGATCTTGGTTTTGGTATAGCTCAACAATTTTATAACACGACACCTCAGTTATTTATAAATCAACCTGGCTTTATAGATAGCGACTTGTTACCTTTTATATCTGGTGATGAAACTTACAATCAACCTACTCAAGAAACAAATCAAGAAAGAAATGAGGATGATGAAACAACTACTCCACCACCAACCACACAAGTTCCTGTAATTACTATTCAAGATTATCAAAACCCTCAAGAACAAGCGGAAGAATATTTTAGAAATAATCCAGACTCAGAGTCTCTTGTTGTAACATTACCTGATGGATCTGAAAAAAGATTTAGAAAAATAGAGTCTGGAACAGGAAGAAATAAAAGAATATCTGTACAAGAGGTTGGATAATGTCTCAAACACAGTATCGAACATACTCTCAAGAAGAATATGATGATCTCTTTTCTGTAAAGAAAGATAGAGAAAAAGAAGCACCGTCTGGTTCTTTGATGGCTCAACTAAGTCAGGATGAAAACTTTAAAGTTATAAGTAGATATATGGATGATCGTTTTGGTATGACAACAGACCAGTACGATAAGGAAAAGATCATAGACTCTTACGTAAACAACATGCGTAAGTTTAACTTTGGTCAGTCTCTTGTTACAGTTGGTGAACTTAGCTATCTTAACAAGGGTGATGAACAAGCACTGGCTCGTAGAAGAAAACTTGCAGGAGATGCTTATAATTTATTTGACAGTCTTGATGGAGCGTTCAGTGAGGGAAGAACGGTAGGTGAGAAAGCTGACGCTGTTTTTGACTATGCTCGTGCTCTTATCGTTGACCCTGTAAACATTCTTAGTCTTGGTATTGGTAAACTTGCAGCATCTGGTGCTACCAAAGCAGCTAGTCAGGTAGCTAAACAAGCTGCAGTAGAGGCTGCTGAAGCAGCTACTAAAACTCTTGGTAAGAAAGCTCTAACAAAAAGAGGTCAGGAAAAGATTGCTAAAGAAGCTCGTAAAGCCTACACAAAAAATATAATAAATGATGCAGGTTATAAGACTGCTCTTAACAAAGCTCTTAATAAAGAGGTTGTGGCTACAGCTAGTGTTGATTCTGCAGCAGGTATAGGAGTTGAAGCTTTAAATCAAAAAGCAAGAATGAAAGCAGGAGCACAGGAGGAGTATGATCCTGTTGCTTTGTTGTTTAGTGGAGTGGGTGGCATTGGTGGAGGTGGTCTTGCCTTTGCTTTAAACAAGTTAAGAGGAACATCTAAGATACCTCTTTACTCTACTCTGATAGATCAGTCAGAGCAAGTAACTCTCGCAGCTAGACAAGCAAACATGGAGGAGGCCGCTAGACTTATTGATGTAGCCAAGTCTGTCGATGAACTAGATATAAAAGTTATTGAAGACGGAACAGCAAGGCTCTCCTCTTTCGCTGATATGTGGGCAGAAAGAGTAAAAGAAGGTCTACAAGTAAGATTAGATAATAAAGAAATAGATGAAAATATATTTGATTTTAATCATGATCTTGAATTAGTAAGATACTTTTTATTTGGTGATGAAAAAACGGTAACAGGTCTTAGAGATATTTTATATGATGCAGGTGTACAAAGGTGGAGTGCAAGATCTCCAGACGATAGATTTAATTTATATCTAGGGGAAGTAATTGAAAAGTTAGATAAAAATACATTAGATAACATTCAAAAATCTTTTGATAAAATATTTAGTAACGCATTAGATAAAAGATTAAGTAAAATTTCTTTTGAAGATTTTATGAAAGCTTTTGCATCTAAAGCAAGTGAGGCAGGTAAAACATTACAGCTTTCAAAACAATTAAATTCTATTTTTACAGTAGCAGGTAAAGAGACAAATAATATTACTAATGAACAAGCTATCAATGTTGTGTTAGATCCTGCTAAAAAAGGTATATACAAAACAATTACAGAAAAGTCTGCACCTTTTCAAAAGAACTTTATTAAGTATTTAGTTATGCACCCTGGAACTACAGCCCTCAACGTAAAGGGTTGGGTTCAAGCATCTGGTATGCAGTCTTACTCAGACATGTTAAAGGCAGGTCTTTACGGTCTTGCAGATGTAATCTTTGACGGAAAAGATTCAGCAGTATCCTATCGGAATAAAGCAAAACAACTGATCCATTTACAGAGTCAGAAAGCTAGAAATATTCTTGATCCTTACATGACTTATGAAGCTGCTATGGATTATCTTACTTTTAGACCAGAGGCTAGGAAAGAATTATTTAGGTACATAAATGGTGGTGTAGAAATAGATGATGTATTAAAAGAGTTACAACTAAATCCTGGTGAGAAGTTAACTGAAACTAGTTTTGAAAAGATAACGAGAAACTTACAAACACTTTACGGAGTTAAAGCTCAAGATCTTCTTACTAAAACTCAAGAGTTTATGTATTCTCTTGATAAACAAATAAGACTTGAGTATGACATGACCCTTAACGAGTTTATGACACAGGACAACGTGTGGGAGTACTTGTCTGATCCTGCGTCTGATGCTTATCAAAAGTTTCTTAAAATAGAAACAACTGCTGTAACAGAAGCCCTTGATAACACTTTTTCTAGATCTTTCACAAATGTAGTACAGGCAAGAAAAGGTGATCCTGTTGCCATGCTTGCAGGTATTATTGAAGAGACAAGAAAGATACCTGTTATAGGAGCTATCGCTCCATTCGGTCAGTTCTTTAACAACACCCTGGCTTTTACCTTTAAACACTCAGGGGCAACTATGGTTTACAGAAAAGCAGCAGGTATTGAACAAGACCCTTATGAAGGTATTGCTAGAATGGCTGCAGGTTGGAGTGCTCTGGCTCTAGTAACAATGAAAGAAAAAAAGAATCTTGATGAAAACCTAGCTTGGCATGAGGAGAGACAATCGGATGGACAGATTGTAAGTAGACAATACGACTTTCCGTACAGCCACTTTAAAGTTTTAGGTAGAGCGATGGCACACAAGTTAAGGGATGGTGACGTGCCTCAAGATTTAAAGAGAGTAATATCAGAGCAAGTGGGTGTGCAAGGATTTATAAGAAACCTTGGTACACAGGGTAGAGTGCTCAGTGATCTAGGAACAAGCATCCTTGATCTTGATGGAACTGCAGCAGGTGATAACGGTATGAAGCTTCTTGGTGAGGCTTTGGGTATGTACGCATCTGGTTTTAGTAGAGTTGCTGATCCTGCTAATCAAATTATTGCATTTTCTAGAGGTGAGGATTACGTTTATGCAGACAAAAAACAAGGTGTAAAAGAATTTAATAATGCTTTGAGATATACTGATGAAATATTTGATATAATGACAGGTGGTGCTCTTAAAAAGAACGCAGTAGAAAAGAAGATAGCTACCCAAGAGGACACACCTGCAGTTCCAATAGGAAGGATACTTGGTTATCGTGCAATAGAAGCACCATCAACAATAGAAAAGTTATTTAACGATGTAGGTAGATCACAGTGGAAAACAAACTTGTATAGTATTCCAGAGGCAACCAACGTTATCAACGATTATATCTTTCCATACCTAGAGATGTGGGCAGACACTGTTGTTAAAAATAACTGGGATGAAAGAACACTAGCTGAAAAAGAAAAGATTTTAAGTGACGTTCTTGTTGCGGCAAAGAAAGATGTTAGAGAAGTTCTGAGAGTTTCTGAAAAAGATGAACCCAGAAAAGCAGAATTAATATTCTCAATTACAAATAAAAATATAAAGAAATCTAAACTAAGACAATACTTAGAATCATTTGGAACTTCAGAAAAGAATCTGTGGGAGTTAGACCCTCCTCAACTAGAACTAATACTTTCATTCTTAGACGATGAGGGTTTTAGAAATAGAATGCTAGAAGCAGAATCGGGATTGAGATGAATAAAAAGAAACCCCCAGAAATTAACTGGGGGTTTTTTAGTTTGTTATTTCTTTTTAGTTTTTTTGTACTTTATCATTTTGTCTGAGTAAGAAAATGCTTCTTCAACTATCTCCTCAGACCTGACATACTTACCAGAAGCAAGGAGTCCTGACAAGGCATGACCTGCAAAAAAATCGTCAGTCTCCACCTTTATCTGAGTGGTGTCTTTCTTTGACACAAACTCTTGGGCTTCTTGCTCAAGGGTTTTTTTATTATCTTTGTTAGTCATTTATGTTTTTCTTTTAACGACTCTAACATCCTGGCAAGATACCACTGTGCTTTCTCCATATCTTCTACAGGATTAGTTTTATATTTGTGACGGTGTTGATACTTGATTACGTTGCCATGACAGTAGTCTATAAAGCCATCAAGACCTAACACTTGTTTTATGTAGTCGATACACTCTATGCCATCGTCTGCATGATTATAATGAAAAGGTCTATCAACTGGATTAAATTTAGAACTCATTTCTTTCCTTCCTGCTAAGTCTATTATGTCTGAAATACTATATTTGTTGCACTCTCCACAGTGACCATCATCATCTAAAAGGAAACCGCAATTCTTACACTTCATACTGTTACTAGCTCTGCTTCTTCGTAAGGAATGTGAAAGAACGTTTCAGACCTGTGGACTCTTGCGAAGTCTGGTCTGTGATTAACGTCATCAGTCATCTGAGTTGCTTTGATCTTCCAAGCTTTATCATACTCAAAGTTAAACACGTAAAAGAAAAGATTCTCTATTTGATCTTTGTATTTATTTATTAACCTTTTCTTTCTTCCTGGTATTCTAACTTCTTTCCAGGATGGAGGCCAACCACTATCAGGAAGAACATCATAGTTCTTTTCTTTTAAATAATCCTGACCCCACTGTGCTTTACGTTCTGCCTCATGATAATAAGTAACTCCGTCCTTCTCAGATACTACGTCAGCATAGTAATCTTCTTTGGATGAAACTATCTTATGACCCTCAGACAGTAGAACCTTTATCAAGGCTTGTTTAGATGGTGTGTCAACTTCATCGTAAACATCCTTTTGAAACGGTCTAACGTAAGGTTTCATATTATGCTCCTATATCTACTACCTCGCAGACATCACCAGTGCAAGCAAATGTTTGACTCGAACTAGTAGTGTCCTCTTTCTCATACTCGCTGAGTCTAGACCAGTCAATAGTTTTTGGCATAGTGGATAGAATGTTCTTGTATTCTTCTTTATCTATCTCCTGGTACGGAGCCTGTTGATAGGTGTGTTCATTGTAGGGTAAGAAAGATACACCAGACATTTCATCGAAGTGTTCATACACAAATGTTCCAACTTCAAACCACTCATCTTTCTTGACGTTGATTGTTACACTAGGTTTATGCTCACACCAGTTTCTCTGATACATCAACCACATATTGAGTTGATCAACAGCAGATAGATCAGATGTAACCACAGCCTTGTTAGGAGCTTTCACAGGAAACGAGAACACTGTTGTCTGATCTGGTTTAAACACATCAGGCTCACTAGGAATACCTTGATCTTTCATGAAGGTGGTAAGAGGGTCTTTGTTATCTCCTCTAACGGTTCTAATGTAATAAGGTGAATGACGTGCATGGATACCAGAGGCAGAGTCAACCAACTGTGAGACTGTTCCTGATGGTTTAACACAAGTGATAGCTGCTGATTGTGGAATACCAAGACGATCAGCCCACTCAGCGTTAGTAACAACAGCAACGTTACGTAGGTTTTCAAGTGTTTTATCCAGTCCTTTATTTTTTGTAGTCATTATTGGGTTGTCCATAATACCAGTTAGTGACACACCCAACAAACGTTCTTCTTCAGTATTCGTTGTCCACACTTTTCGCAGGTATGGAAATTTCGTGTACGTGCTTTGGATCGTCCCAAGTATTGTGGCGAGTCTGACTTTTCTAGCCAAGTCATCCACCGTATCTGTGGCTCGTACCACAACTTCCGTAAGATTACAGAACTGATACGGTCTAAGAATAATTTCACTGCATGGATTAGTTCCAAAGTCGTAGTCCGAATCACGTCTGCCATTTTTTGCAGCCTGTTTTTTAGATGCTTCCCTGTTAAATATACCACGTTCACCACTCCCTGATTCTACTAGTGCCATCCACTCACGCATGAAGGACAGACTATCTGGTTTCTCTGTGTAAGCTACGCTGTTGTTAGCCAAGGCACGTTGGGGTTCGTTATCCCACCAGTTACCAGACTTAGCGTGACGCATACGATCATCACTGAGGTTAGACAGACTAATCATAGCACTACGTCTAACACCACCTACAACTACTATCTCTCCGATCTTACACATTAGATCGTGACACTCTATTGAGGATAACTTACGCCCTTCTGCTCCCTTGAACATCTTAACTGCAAAGTTAAACAGATCCACAAGAGGAGCAGGGCCAGAGGCTCTACCGCCAAATGTTTTGAGTCTTGCACCTGCAGGTCTAACCCTGCTTACATCCCACAATGGAATCTCACCTGCCCATAGGAGCACCAGTAGTTGTCTGAACGCTTTAGCCCACCCCTCCTTGCTGTCCTTTACCACAATGGTAGTATCACTTTGGAAGAGTTCAGGGATTTCGGGAAGCTTGTTAATGAACTGCCTCTCAACACTGAAGCCAACACCAGTACCACAGAGGAGAATAAACATAGCTTCATCGAAGGACTTTGGGTCATCTACGGGTAAGTAACTGCAGTTGTATCCTGCAGTGTTGTCTCTTTCTAAAGCTACACCTGCTGTCATCATGGCTCTCATGCTAGGCATGATCTCTAGTCCAAGGATAGCTTCTCTTATTTCGTTGTAAACTTCGTGGTCAATGTCGTAACCTACAACGTTACCCATATATCTGTCTACTGTTTCAGACCAGGATTCTCTGCCTTTACCATCGAAGTATTTAGCGTACCTTGATGTGTGAATAAATGATTGATAGTCCGTTGGTAAATAGTTATTCATCTATAGTCTCCCGATCCTTTTATTTTATCACGCTTCTCTCTACTATCTAACTTTTCCATATTTTTTCTTAGAACGTTTTCTACTTTTATATCTAGCACGTTCAACAAAGCAACAAAGTAAAAAATTACATCACCTGCTTCTAGTGTAACACTATCCTTGTCCAGTGGTGTGTTATCTCTTACATGTTTCTTTATCTTCTCAAAGAACTCACCAGTCTCCCCAATAAATCCCATAGTGTTTTCTAGTATTCTTTTGTCACCAGTGGTTACGATCTTGTTCTCAACCCACTCAGCGTAATCATCTAAGTGTATTGGTTTTTTTTGTTCAAAAGCCTCAAAGTATCCCATGTCTTCCAAGTCTTGTCGTGTTAGCATCATTTTTCCTTTACATATATTTCTACTATTTCAACATCATCAATATCATACACTGCATCCGACACGACTTGTTCAAGCCCTATCTTTGCACCGTCTTTATCTGAAGCTATAAAGTTAGCATCAGGATCTAAATTAACTAGCATTGTTATTTCAAACAACACAGGAATCTCCAAGTTATAAGAATTAAATTCATTCCGTCAAGATTATTCTTCAAGCCACTCATCAGGTATTACCTTATCAGCATATTTAAATCCATGACGTTTACACCAGTCAGCGTAACAAGACTTAGCACCCTTGTACAACTTAACTCTACTGTTCTGAAACACAAAACGTAAATCTAAATCAGGATACTGTTTCCGTATCTCAACATGTTTACGTCTGTCGTTAGATACGAAACGTCCTTTGGTTTCTATGACAATACCGTTACTTAAAATAAAGTCAGGTGTGTAGTGGCGAGTTCTAATGTCTAGCCACTCTATACGTTCTTTCTCGTAGGTAAACTCAACACCTTTTTCTTTTAGATACTTTGCCGTATCATCTTCAAAACCAGAACGATACCCTGCTCTCAAAGCTCTGGCTCTAGTGCTCATGTTAGATTACAACCAATCAGGTTTTTGAATAACGGTGTAGTCACCCCAACCTGTGCTGTAGTCAGAATCTTTTTCTGCTTTTGCAATAACAGCTAAAGTTTTGTGCAGTTGTTTCATACCCCAGTGCATGATGTCTTGACCCATTACATGTACGTGTGAAAGAAAGGGTGCAGTCTTTTCACAGGCGATAAAAGAAAATTTATCTACGTCATAACCTGCTAACTTACATGTGTAAACGTAGTGAGCACCTTGTAAAAGGTAGCCATACTTTAAGCACTCTTTTAAGAAACCTCTTGGACTAGCATCCTGTGTTGTCTTTACATCAAAGACTGTGTTCTCTTCTTCTATCAGTAAGTCTGGTCTAGTTTTTAAAGTTAATCCTGAGATAGGATCTTCTACAAAGATACTGATCTCGTTTAATCTGTTAGGATGATTTAAGTGAGAGGCGCATACAGGATTGTTTAGAGCACCCCTAGTTATACAGTTGGCTACGTTAAACTCTACCTCAGTGAGTAAGATCTGATCCTCAGTTAGGTTGGCTTGCATTTCTTTAAACGCTGCACTGGATTTAGTCTTTGGTCCTTTGACCACCAGGTTGCGTTCTTTCTCTAACAGGTTGGCATGTACTGCACTACCCATAGCAAAGGCTGCGTTGCTAGAGTTACGCTTCTCACCCTTCCAGTGTGCCAGTGATTTTTTGTAGACTGCTTTTACAGCACTTGAGGATACACCACCTCTAGAGTGATACTCTTCGTTAGACAAATCTGTTATGATTTCTTTTTTGTAGTCCATGTATCTCTCTATCTAAATACTCGCAACAAGCATATATATGAATGGAAAAGCTGCTACAAACATCAAAAATAAAACGTGTAATAATAGTTTCATTATCATCTGCCTTGTTATTATAAAATAGCCCCCACCTAAAAATGAACGAAAAAGATGGGGGCTTATTCTTCTAGGGTAAAAAGGAACGAAAACCTAGAAGGGGATAGAGTCCTGTGGTTCTTTTCGGGAGGAAGACTTACCACTAGAACTCTTCGTGTGGTCTGAGAACATATCAGAGGCTGACTGGGCCTCAACCTCATAAACCACATGATCGAGAACTTGAAGTCCTACTAGGCGTGTTCCTGAACCAACCGCAGTAGGATATATCTCAACTTTCACAATACCCTTGCTTCCATTTCCGATAAAACCCTTCTCCTCGAAGTTCCATTCTTTACCTGATTTGTCAGCGACTATTGGGGCACCGCCCATCCAGTCTTGTGAACCAACGTGAGGACGCACTACGGTTATTTTGTGACCGCCAGATACTTCCTCTATCTTCTTTTGACATCCTGCTTTCTTCAAAGCATCTGCTGTCTTCTTGTCGGTGGTGACAGTGACTTTATACTCACCCCCTTTATCTTCGTTCCACTCGTTGTGATCTCTGTTTAACTCAAAGACCTTTGCCCATTCGAGTGTACCTTTAATATCAATTTGTGTTGATGGCATATTGCCCTCCTTTTCTTTTACTGTTTTTACATTTAATCTTTTTTGTTGTAGTTGTCAATGGGTTTCAGCCCAGTTTTTTCCTATGTCGTAAGATCCTGGAGTAGGTATTTTAAACCCTAACTCTTGACCAGTTTCTAACATACAGTCTGCCTGTATCTGTCCTAATCTTTTAGCTTCCTCCTCTGTTCCTGTTACTTCTACTTGGTATTCATCGTGGATGAACCCAACCATTTTAAACTTTATCCCTTCCTGTCTGGCTCTACTATGCCACTTGAGTAGGCTGTGTTTCATCAAGCAAGCCTCACCGTTCTGCAATATCCCTGCCAGTGTTTTGTGTGCGTTGGGTACTGGAACTTTACGTCCATCATAACCCGTAAAGTACCCTTGCTCTGCAATGTAAGGCACGAGTTGATTCTTCAAGTTATACAAACCATCAATGCTCATCTCGAAACGAGTACGTGCCGCCTGTGCTTCCTTCATGTTTACTTTTAGTATCTGACCAGTCTTTGCTACACCTGCACCCAATAACCAAGCGTAGATAAAAGTCTTTGCCATATCCCTCGTACCATTGGGTACATCCAAAGCTTTTTTGTTGACGTTGTGTATGTCTGTCTCGTCCTCTTTCTTTCCCTTCATAATGGCTTGTGCATACTGATCTGCTTCAAAGTGTCTCCAAAGATAGTCAGCTAACACACGTAGTTGAATACCGTCTGCGTCTGTACCAACCAACCAAGAGTCAGAAGGAACTGTCCAACAAGCACGTAGATGCACATCAAATTGTTTCTTTACTTCATCTACTGCTGACTTAGGTTCACCATGAAACGGAGAGGATATGTTAGCAGTGTTAGGATCTTTGTGAGCACACCGTCCAGTCCATGCTCCAATGTTATTTATCCTACCATGAATCCTTAAATCGTCACCACACTGCCCTAGCCACTCAACCAGTGAGCTTCTGCGTCCTTCGAGTGTCAACCACTGGGCTAGAGCTTTCGCTCCTGTAGGTGCTGTCTCAGGCAGTGTGCCAAGGTTTGCCTCCGATACAGTGAATCCGTACCTGTCCAAGTCTTTCTTCTTTTGATTGTAAAAATCCTCGTCCATAGCGGCTACTGACTTGCCGTATGGATCACCTATCTTCTTTCGAGAGAAGTTGATAGCAGTCTTTGTTTTATCTACTGGCTTCCACCCTGCATCCCAGAGAACATCTATCCTGTCCTTTGCAGATCCTGGATTAAACTCTATCCAGTCAAAGCAAACGAGGTCATCATCCTCTACGTTTGTCATGGCATATTTTTCTTTTGCCCTTGTAACTGTAGCCATCTCACCACCATCTTTCTTGAGTCGATACTTGATGCGATTGACCTCAGTAAGTTTGGGTGGGAAGTCTACTTGGAACTGCTCCTCTAGTGTACCCATTTTTGTCTTGACTGAGTTAAGAAGAAACTCTGCCTTTGTTTTATCAAAGAAGAAACCGTAGTGTTGTGTACGAACTAACTCTATTTGTACATCGTGCTCTGTCCTTAAAGACTTACGCCAATCAGGACTCCAAACAATATCATTGAAATGATTGAACAAAGATTCTGTAACCTCGATGTCCTGATACCAGTAGTCAACCATTTCGATACTGAATTTATCAAACTCATGAAAGTCTCCTTTATGTTTGTTTAACCTGATACCCCAAGCCTGTAGGCTGTGAGGAAACTTAGCACCCTTGGGTGTCTCAATGTCGTAGTCCACCAACCTACTAATCAGGAGAGTGTCTACAATCTTTCTTGGATCTATCAGTCTGGGTTGAAGTAGTTTGTTTAACATGGGTGCATCAAACTGTACAAAGTTGTGACCAACAATTAGATCTGCTGACTCGTACCATTTGATAGCTTCACGCCTAGCAACTGGATCTTCGTGACAGTTATCGAACCTTGAAATCTTACCAGTAGTAAGATCCTTACCACCACAGATCCAAAGCTTGTCGCTGTCGTTAAGACCGTTTGTTTCTATGTCGCTGATGACAATCCTCATACGTTGAACACTACCTCTTCGAGGACTGTTGTCTCAGGATCGTAGTAGACTGACCCTGCTCTGCCTAATTTGGCAAAAGGTCTGTTTTTATCTACAATAAAATGTGTTGTGTTTCTTTCCACATCATCATCTGACTCAGTATCCCTGTTCAGTTTTATGCAGACGATAGCCTCCTCTTCAAGAGATGCTGCATACTTGGTGCGTCCATCATCGTTGACCTGTGATATAAATACCACACCTATATTTAATTCTTTGGCAAGCTGCGCCATTCGTGATCCAAGAGTTGTCAACGTGCTAGTAGCTGCGTCAACCCCAGAGTTTGACAGGTAGGCTAGACGTTGAACGTGATCTATAAAGATGTACTCTGCACCATAGACTGTAGCTGCAAGTCTAACGTAGTCCAAGAGTTGCATTGGATCATCATGACTACGCATTTCAAAGATAACTGTGTTCTCACCACCTGCCATCTTCTGTGCTGCTTTGATAACTTGATCCTCACTGAACCCTGTGGTCACTGCATCCTCTTTGGTTCTGACATTCCATCCTAGTTCGTAGGTTGCCATAGCCCTGTAGGTTGTAGACTTCATCTCTTCCATGTGTAACAGGGCAAGCTTTGTGTTCTGCTTGAGCAGTCCTACCTCAAAGTATCTGACTAGCTCAGTCTTACCCTGACCCCTGAGTGCTTTGATGAATGTAAGTCCACCCTTCACCAGTCCTCTGATCTTATCATCAATACCAGTGTGTCCTGTCGGCACATACTCGTAAGGGTTCTCTGTGGTGATAGCTTTCTCTACCTCCAAGTCTCCAACAAAGAAGTTGTCTGGTGCAAATCTCTGTGGCTTGAGTGCTGCCCACTTGAGATCCGACTCGTCACCCTTCATGAGAAACTCGTTGGCATCCTTGTGCTTCGACATAGGCACGTAGTAAAACTTCTCAGGCATTATGCTGTACAGTTTCTGTGCTGCACCCTGACCTGCTTGATCTAGTTCACCTGCGTAGACTACCATCTCGAAAGAGTTGAGGTAGTCAAAGTTATCCTTAATAAATTTATCTGATAGGGCTGCACTTGGCAGTGACTTTACAGGATAGGATTTACCTAAGACCTGATACAGACTGGCTGCGTCAAACTCACCCTCTGTAACGTAGATACGTTTACTAGATCCTGCGTTAAACTCAGGCCCAAATAGTTCTGTCAGTGACCCACGCTCTTTAGTCCAGAACTTCTTCTCGTGATAGCCACGATACTTTACGTTATCTTTGTACTTGAAAGCGTACCGTACTGGCTCACCACCCTCACCTATTTGTAGTTGGATGTTGTAGAGTTTAGCTACGTCTTCATCTAATCCTCTGATACCCTCGTATCTGCCTGAGATTACGTTGACGTTACGTAAGTCTACCTTGGGTAGTGGTGGTGGATATGTTGCCTCTGCCCAGTCAAACTTTTTTGCTGAGTTTGGATAACCCCTGTTACAGGAGTGGCACTTACCAACTTTAGTTACTAGATTGTAGCTGAAAGCATCTGAACTTGCACAATCCTCGAAAGGACATGGTTGATGTATAATCTCATTGTTGCTGTTCACTGCTGCTGTCATTCTGTTGTTCCTTTTCTTTCGCTCTTTGTCGTTCTTCCTTGGTCATTGGCCTTATCTCTTTCGAGATTCCCTTCCTCCTGTCAACGTGCCATTCTTTTGCTTCATCCATATCTTTACCACATCGGGTTCATTAAGTCAAACTTGGTGTACCAGTCAGCCCCTTCCAGAGCTAACCACATCAGCACAGGTAATCCCAGGATTAAAAATGAGCAGATAATAAATGCCCACCCCAGTCCTTTTGTTGTGCAGTAGTTCTCACTCGTATCACTAGTGCAGTTTTTTGTCATTTTCTTCCTCTTCCCTTGGATAGTATACTAAAACATATGTGTCACAGTTAGGACAGGTTAGGTTAGTTACTATGCTGTATTCCCCAAAGAGGGAAGTTTGATCCTCGTCAATGTCGTGATTACCACCCCAAGTTAATTTAGTATCACAGTGCCAACAGTTCATCTTTTTTAACCTTATATTTCTTTGGAAAACTTTCTCTGTTCATACCCTTTTGAACTTGCTCTGCTGCCCATGAATAGTTCTCGTTAAAGTATCGTGCTGCGTCAGCTATGCTGTTGAAGTCTTTGCCATGTAAACGGCAAGGTCTACCCCTCTGCTTTACTGTCGGCTCTACTTTGATCCGAACATGTACTGGTACGTTCTTTGGTTGCATTACTTCTCTCCTATATTTCTGGGTGCGTACACCTCACCGTTGTACTGGCTACCTGTCTCAGTGTCTGTTCCAAAGTTACACCATGCCAGTATAACTAGGATTGCCATGATCCAGTAGAAGGATGTCTTCATCCACTTGATAAACCCTTCAAATGTTTTCTTTGCTTCTACCTCTGCTGCTTCACTTGGTGTCATTGTTGTACCTCTACTTCTAGACAAGCCACTGTCTCTGACTTGTGTGTTATCATCTTGGCTGCTTTGCTCAATTCAATCTGGCACTCCTCCAGTGTAGCGTAGTTACCCAACTGGTAGTATTCGACTGATTGTGTGCTGAACAACTGCATCCATATTAGTATGTACATCATGCTATTCACTCTCCAAACTTTTTAACTTCTGGGATAGGTCACTGTTCTTTACCAACATGCTGACTGTTATCTTTGCTAGTTCCTCTTGAGAATATCTACTACATAAATTTTTAACTAAATCTTCTCGACTAATATTTACTACATTCTTTTCTTTTAAAACATTGGATACCATAGTTCACCTCTATCTCTGTATTCTTTAACTTCTTTTAACAAGATCTTTAACTTGTCTGCTTTGTACTGTTCACCATCCCACTCAAGATCGTCAATGTCTCTTTGCAAATCTTTGATGTAAGATTCAACAGCTACCACTTTTTCATCTTCGTATTTCAAGTGTCTCATTAGTGATATACTACCTCCCCTTTTTGATCTATCCATTTCTTAAATTCTTTTGTACCGTAACCCTTCTCCTTCATAAAGTCTTGCATATCAAGAATACAATTCAACAAAGTAGAGTTTTGTTCCATGATAACTTCAACAATATCTCTGTCTTCTTTTTCTAATTTGTCGAGGAGAGATCCAACTTCAAACGTTGTTAGATACAACAAATCATCTTCCTCATCATGATCCATACTGTTAGTTCCTTTCTTTAAGTAATACCTATAGTATTATTATCTATTAGTAATAATAAATATAAGTATACTTTAGGTATAACCTTTAGTTATTAGTTGGCAACTGTTGTTTTTATTTCAAGTGAGACACGTTGTCACCCTCATTTTAACATATAGAAAACCCAGATGTAAAAAACTATACAGCATACTAACGCAATATATGGTGCCAAAGATTATACCTCCTACTATACGTTGATGTACTGGTGTGTGTTCATGGTGTAACTTATACCCATCTCGTAGTCAGGATTGTTACCGTACAACTCTGACAATGCATCAACCACTACCCTTACGTTGTTGTGAAAGTTACCTGATTTATCTTGATAGTCATCATAATCATCGTGAGTAACAGGTATTACTGTCACTACTTCTTTCCAGTGTTTCCACTTGTGTTTTTCTGGTTCATCCTTCGGGTTCAAACATTTACGATGTCTTTCGTACACGTATATAACCGCATCACAATACTCACCTACTTTTACTTTGTATGTTTTGTCTTCTAACATTTTAGTTCTCCTTTTTAATTTTGTGTCCAGGCTTTATTGCCTAAGTTATTTTCTTCTGCCCAAGTAATAAACAATCCTACTTCACGTCCATAGGCTTCGATCTCTGAGGGTTTATCCCAGTATGGTATGTTGTCCTCACTGTTCTGCGTTAGCTCTCCACACTCGTATTGTTTAACGTGTACCAGTTCGTGAGCCAGTGTCGTAAGCATATCTTTGAGCTTCAAAGATTTATCTAAGTCTATCATGTACTCACCCTTTTCCATCTGAACACACCCACCTAGACCGTAACCCTGTCTTCGGAAGCACACCTCTATGTAAGGATCTATGTTGAACTTCTTCTTAAAGAACATGATCATACTTATGGCGTGTTTCTGTTGGCTCTTTGTGCCACCCTCAATCATGATCCATTTATCGTAGCTCATTTTCTTTTTCCTTTAAAACTTTTAATATTGTGCAGTGGTGCACTCCAAACTTTCTAGCCAAAGCTCTAGCACCAAACTCTTTGTGTCTTTCCTTGTAGTTATCCCATATATATTTGTACTGCTCCTCTGTAAAACGTGAGTAAGGGCTTTCCCACCTACTCTTTAAATGATCATCGTTAGATGTGTCTAAGTAGTGTTTTATATTCTCTTGTAGGGTACACCACTCAAGATTCTCAACTCTGTTGTCTGTTTTAATAAAGTTAATATGATTAATCTGTGGTTTGTTTTCTGGATTGTCGATAAACTGCATACCAACCATACGATGTACTCTTTGATGTATTGCTTTGTAATTACCTTTAGACTTACTACCTACGGCTGCATTAACTATAACGTAACCATCATTCTTTGAACAAGAACGTATCTTGTTTGTAGCATTAGACCACACCCTACCATGATTAGATATTTGATATTTTTTTACCCACTCATCATTTTGTTCGTCAGATAAAGAATCTAGTCTTGGCATAGGTTTCCATTCTTCAACACAAGTCATTATACGCTCTCTCTATCTCTTCAGCAGTGACAGGCACTAGCTCATCATCATCATCATCATTTATTTCTATCCAGTCATAAATTTCTTCAAACAATCTTGGCCTCCAGTAACCTTTGGTATCTGGTCTTTTAATCATGTAGTCAGCTACCTTGTAGCAGTAGTCCAAGTCGTAGTTCATAAACATGACTGACTTATCTTTGTAGTTAAATATTTTAGTGTTCATCTTCTCCCCCAATTCATTCTACCTAACATATCTTCTAATAAATATAGTAATCCTTCTCTTTCATCCTCGTGAAAGACTGTTTCTACATTTAACAACCACTTGTATTGCTTATGCAGTTCATCATAATCCACATTTGGTATGATTAATTTGTGTATATTTTTATCCATGCCTACCACCCTGTGCTGTACTCTGGATCTACTGGTGCGATCCCTGCGTTGTGAATATCCATAAAGGGATACCTGTCAAACAATTCTTTGTAGCGTTCTATTGCTTCCTTCTTGTTGTAACAAATCTCCCAACTATCAGTCAGGTACACTGGGTTATCTGGATCTCCCCACTGTTGGTCAGGTTCACCAGTGTCACTTCTAGTCGTGTAGAAAACTACCCATCGGTCAATGTTATCTATTGCTGTCATATCAAGCATTTTCTGTCTCCTTCTTTTTCATAAATGCTACACCACACTTGGGTATCTTTATGTATTCCCTAGTCTCAATGTGTTTGAACCCCATATACTCAAGATCATCTCTGCCCTTCTCAGTACCCATGTACATGTAGTCAAACATGATAGCGTCTATTGCCCTGTCAAAAGCTTCTCGCACTTCAGCGTCTAGTTCCTTTTCAGTTTTCATTTCATTAACTCCTTTTGTTTATTCAATCCGTTCTCAAGCATCTTGATTGCTTCCTGTTTATCTCCACGCTTGAGCGTTTCGTATGCCCATGATACCCAACTGTAAGCCTCTGGGTCTATCTGTTCTGGATCAGGTGCAGTCATCACTGGCTGTTGTTGTTCAGTCTGTGTAGCACCTACCTTGTTCTCGTTAAGGAACTCAATCAGGTAAACCTTAGACACTGGTACATCTACTTGCTTCCAGTCTTTAGGGAAGTATCTCTGAGCATCTCTCTGAGTACCAACCCACTGTCCTTTACTTGATCTGTATAGTCTCATCTCAGGTTATCTCCTTCATCAAAGTCCAGTTCTATTTCATCATCTAATTTGTAGCTACTCACAGTGTCTGATGTTTGATGCCATGCCATATCGTTCAATGTCATACCAAGTAAACCTATTGCTAGTTGTTTTATCTCTGCCTCATCAAAGTCTGAGTAGTAGATTAAATTAAATATCTTTTCTATTCTAGGTGTCATAGTTATCCATCCTCATTCTTACGTCTAGTCTCCAAGTAAACCCTGTTAAAGTTTTAGGTGTTGCAATCCCAACATCCAAGATATGATTTTTAATTGCTTTATAGATTGTGTCTATTTGATCACACTCCAAATCCTCTGCTGCTATCACAATCTCTCTGTATTTCATGATAATTCCTTCTTTTTAATTTCTACTGTTATGCCCTTCATCTTTAGATACTTTTTAGATAAAGTCTCTAATTCTACTTTGCTTTTGGTGGTATGGTAAGCAAAAAACTTACCATCCTCATCCATAATTTTTATGATGTACAACATCAGTCTAGTCCATCCTTGTTATAAAATGCTTACCGTCTGGCTGTGGTAGTGCTACGATAGCGTATTCATAAAAGTATGCGTAACCATCCTTGGTAATCATCCTACCCATGTACGGTAAGTTTGCGTCATCCTTAGACACGTAGTCACCATCTTCGTTTACCTCACCCTCAAACTTGTACAGTTTACCAAATCCGTAACGATCTTCCATAAATTGTACCAAGTCCGTACCATCATCGTTACCTATGTGTTCAGCCACCCATAGCGGTAGTAGTCCTAGAATTTGTGCAATCTCATTGCTGTTATACTCAGGATGTGCTTCGTTGTTTGTTGCTAGTGTTAGTTGTATCATTTCTTTATTCTCCTTTTTTATTTGTTCTATCCTTTAAATATCAAATAGAATTGTTGTTGTCATTACACCTCAGTAACTTGGTTATATTGTGTGTCTTTTATGTCACGTTCATACTCGACATAGTATGTCACGTTGTTAGGACTAGGTGCGTAAGCTCCTGCAAAGATAGCACTATCCAACTCTTTCCTAGTGGGTGCGCTGATGAATTGTCGCTCTCCATGTTTGTAGAATAACGCCCAGTGTTTTAATATTTTCTTAGTCATTTTTTAATTCCTTTTACTGGTGGTTTACCCTCTAATTCTTCAATATCAAATTCACTTGGAATTATCCTGTAATTTTTTATTACCCTACCCTCTAATTCTTTTAGAGGTTTTAACCTATCAAGTAATTGATAATAACCATCATGTGTAAACCTTGCCCATACAGTAGGCACTGTTTGCCAGTACTCGCTAGATGATACATTTGCTTTTACTTCAAATTTATCATAGACAATACACCAAGATTTAAATTGTTTAGTCATTCTTTTACCTTTCATTGTATGCTTCAACAGCGTTTAAAAATTTTGCGTTTGTTCTTTCTGGCGATCCTTGCCAGTGTGTTACCCATATAGATTTATCGTTAAGTAAACCTATGTATCTACAGCGTTTGCCTTTAGTGCCACAGCGCAACCATTGCCCTCGCTGTAGCTTTATTTGTCCAGTCTCAATAGCTTTCTTTATGCTGTGATCCCATACGTCCAGAGTTGTTATGTATTGCATTTTTAAATATCCCTTCTAAAAAATTATTTATTAAACAAATTTCTGTTAGTGCTTCTGTTCTTTCAGTCTCAGTACTAAAGTGACTACTAGCCCTCCTTGTTAAATCATCCATATGTTCACCAAATCTATATAGCTTTTCTTTATGATAAATTAATTGATCCATTGTCTTTCTCTTGTTGTTTGATCTGTTGCATTAGTTCTTCAATCCTATAACATATTTTTCTGCTCTCTTTTTTTAGAGCTATCTCTTTTATTTTCTCAAGCATTTCTTCACGTTCATCCCACGTTCCAAAAATAGTTCCTCTTTCTTCGTCAATAATCATTTACACCTCCATAATTAAATAAGTTATGATCCATGCTAGTATGCCTAGTATAGCCGTTATTGCTATCGTTCCAATAATCCAAGTTAAAAACATTTTTAATCCTTCCTAGTGTAATGGATAGCTAATATTAGCTACGTCTCTAGACCAACAAGCTCGACAATCACCACAATGTCCAAAGTCTTGTTGTTTCTTTTCTGGTCTAGTCATAGCTTTGAACGTCTCTAAATCGACAACAATATTATCTTTGTTGGTTCTATAAGCTAGGCATTCTTTACCGAATACAGTCTCTTTATGCTTGTGGACTGTACTAGTGTGACTATGGCCTTTTATAGGCTTGTCGCTAATCATAGTTGAACTTACTCTTATCACTAAATTATCTGGCTCTAGACCATGCCTCTTGCGATATGTTTGCACTATCTTAGCTTCCCTAGTTGGTAGCCAGTGTTTAATATCTGGCGTCTCTAGACAACACAAAACAATTGCATGTAGCATTTCTACAGATTGTAAATCACCACTATCGAACCACCTATGAAAGTTTACACCTAGCTTGTCGCAACCTCTTTTAATTTGAAACGCCATTTGTTTAGCCCACAATTTAGGATTACTAGCAATTAGCTTTTCAGCTTTAAATAGGTTGTTAGTCCAACCTTGATCAACGCTAGGTCTAAGCTTTTGTAGTTTAAGAGCGTAACATTTAGAGCATGTTGAACCATCTATTTTGGCAAGCTTAGAGCCAACCTTGCAATGCTTTGCACTGATAGCAAAGGTTGTACTAGGCATTTTAGTGTTACCTAGTGAAACCTTGCCACTATTCTCAATAGTTTCTTTTAAAGTAAAGTTATCCATTTTAAAGTACTCCTTTATAATTTACTGGACCTTCTATATCTACATAGACATAAGCTTTAGAATTTATCTCTATTCCAGAACCCCATACATCATTATCAGCTACACAAGTATAACTAGGTGTAGGTTGTAAGTAAGACTTTCTGTTATAGTGTCCTTTATAAAAGTTTTTAATTGCGTCTGGTTTTCTTTTAAATTCATCTCCTTTTTTAAGATCTTTCAAAGCAACCTTTTTGAATTGCTCACCATATTTGTTTGTTACAATAGAAGTAGTCATAAGAGTGTGTCCTTTTTAAATATATATAAATTATGTATCCAAGTTATCAGCTTAAGCAGCACACACAAGATCCAGAACATTATTATTTTTTATTGTGTTGTAAGTTTGCAACAAATATTAAGAATTGAGGGAAAGACTATTTTGTGACCAGTAACAGCCAGAACATTAAAAGTTATTCAGTGGGCGTTATATTGAGTGTGAGAGGTATTTCTTTGTTTGTTCTATGTCTGTTCTAACTGGTGGTTATAGTGTGATCACAAAAAACTAGGGGTATATTCTGAGTGACCAAATGAGACTGGGGGATATGCATCCGCACTGTTATTCTGTGATCACAAATAAAAGTTCAATACTAAACAGTATTCCCGCAGAAAATAGTTTAATGTTAAACTAAAATTATACTGAAACGGTTAACGCTAAACAAAAAGTAGTTTAATATTAAACTATCTGCCTAACAAAAGGTAATAAAGGCATAGCGTGCATGGTCCATGGTGGGTATATACGTATACGTGTATGCTCAATGACAGAGAGGGGTATTTTAGGTCTGTTAACCACATTGTTAATCAAGTGGTTTACACTTGAGTTGTGATCACATTTGGATATAACTAACGATATGAAACTATATAAGGTAAAGAACAAGTATATAGTCCTGGATGACAAGGGGTTTGTTCTAATTATAACTAGATATAAAAGTATATGCTTACGTCTTATGGGTGTGACATAGTGTCATGGCGTGTATTATCCTGTTGTTTTATACTTGAAGCGTGTATAACTATTAGTATATACTTACAGTAATACTTAAGGTATCATTACCTTTATTTTTTATACCTTTATTTATACTAATATTAGTATTACTAACAGTAACTACTTAAAGTATTACTTACAGTACCCCATATTCTGCTTTTGTTGTCCCTTTTTTGGAAAAAAAGATAAAAGTATGTTGACATAGGTACTACTTTAAGTACAACTACCGAAATCAAAATGAGTAAAAATAGAATTAAGTACTTTGAGTCAGACTCAGTACTAGAAGAGTTCTACAACGCACTAGCTAACCAAGACGAAAAGAAGCTCAGAAGAGTACACATCCCCAGATCTGATGTATTCTATGTGCGTAGAGCCTACTTTGAACACACAGGAAACTGGGAATCTCTGGATAGGATAGAAAGATCAATGTACCTGGAGGGTATGTTGTCCAGATTTGACGTTCTAGATCCAGATAGAAGACGAAAGTGGGAGGATAGCTATGAAGAAACAGTGGGGAAAGCTGAAGTATAGTGTAAAAATGATCCTAGCTAACAAAAAAACACTGACAGTAGGTTTTATTCTAGGATTTATTATAGCGATGGTTTTTATATGGACACTTTAAAAATACCTATAGCTCTTGTTGTAGCAATGGCTGTCCAACTGGCAGGTGTTGTTTGGTATGCCAGTGAAATGGTTCACGATATTGAACACTTAACGGAAACAGTCAACGAACAACAAGAAATAATCAACGTGTTGAACGATGACGTAAACGATTTATGGCAGTTCTGCACTTTCACTGAGAACAAGTGGGCTGAAGCCTACGTTGGAGACATGGTGTATGAACGTGTCTGTGGAAGTAAAGAGGTTGTGGGGGATTAGATGGTTATAGACTTTGACGTAGACGGTGATGGTAAGATCACAGCAGAAGAGATAGCGATGAAAGAGCGTATGCTCGAAGTAGAGCTACGAGAAGAAAAGGCTGAGTCTCAAAAGTTTATGGCCTGGGTAGCAATGGGGATGATGATTGTATTCACAGTTATTTTATTTACTCCTTTACTATCTGACACAAGAGTTAACGCCCTAGCAGACTTGCTTGGGCTATTTTACATTGCACAGACTGGTGTTGTAGCAGCCTACATGGGAGCGACAGCATACATGGCAGGGAAGCCAATGGGCAACAAAATAGCTATGAAGAAGGATATGAGATAATGGCAGCACCAATACTAGGAGCAGCAGCACTTTTAGCTTTAGCAAAGTCAGCAGCTAGACAGGCAGGAGTGCCTCTAGCTAAAGTAACTAAAAAGATGATTCAGAATATGAACATCCCTGTTAGGTATAAAAAATTACTTCAAGGACCAAAGACTGCAGGTGAACAAAAGATATCTAGTGCAATTAAATCAAGTGTGACTATGGCTGCAGGTGAAGCAAAGGTTGGAGCAGGTGGTCTTGCAGCAGGTCTTCTAACGCCTACCCTTGTAACGAGTATACTATCAGCCTCAAAAGATACAGGAGGAAAGAAAGCTCAACCCAACGTAAGAGTAGGAATTAAAACAGGGATTAAGAAAAAACAAAAAACAGGCACTGGTAACAAAGGTAGGAACAAAGCACGTACTCCTGTAAACAGAGCTTTAGATTCTGCAAAGAAAGCAGTGGCTAGTCCACCTAAGAAAAAAGCTACAAAGCCAAAACCAAGACCAAAGAAACCTATTCCTAGAGTTAGACCAAAGAGAAGGCCAGGATCATGAGTTTTAACCTAAGTAAAAGATCACAAGAAAGACTGATAGGCGTACACCCTGATCTAGTCTCAGTTGTTGAAAGAGCTATCGAACTGACCGAAGTTGACTTCGGAGTGACGTGTGGCGTAAGAACCATAGAAGAGCAAGAGGCTAACGTAGCTGCAGGAAGATCTCAAACTATGCGATCCAAACACCTTCCTCAAGAGGATGGATATTCACAGGCTGTAGATGTTGTAGCCTACGTAGGACCAGAAGTATCGTGGGAGTTGAACTTATACGATGACATCTGTGACGCTTTTAAAGAAGCAGCAGAAGAGTTCGAGTGCGCTATCAAGTGGGGAGCAGCCTGGAGTGAAGGGGATATCAGAACATATCCAGGAACTTCAGAGGAAGCTATGATGGCTTACGTTGATCTAAGAAGATCTCAAGGACGTAGACCTTTTATAGATGCTCCACATTTTGAGATGATGTAGAGATGAAAGAGTTTATACTGGTTATAAGTCTGTGGGGAAACACTGGGGAGGAGTGGATCTACACAGGCAATCAGTACATCATGCAGGAACTGTTTACTGAGCAACAGTGTGAAGTAATTGCTCAGAACGCAAACTGGGAAAAGTACGAAGAGAATGAATACTTAGGTTTGCAGTTTGACTGTTTTAACAAAGACGATAGAGAGTGGAAATAAATGCGATGGTTAATACTCGTTCTATTTTTATCTGGTTGTGGTTTGAGTACTCTGGGGTTGCTAGGAGGATCAGACGGTCCTACAGTAAATTCTAACGCACAGATAGGTAAAGAAAACCGACAGTCAGTAATGAGTGTTGAGCAGACCGAAGAAGTGTCTGCAGGTAGAGATGTTATACAAACTGAAATAATAAAAGAAGTAGAGACAGGTGCAGTGGGAAGCTTAGATATTATAAACACAAACATACCGCCCTGGGTTATGTTGCTCCTTATTTTAGGTTGGCTCTTGCCAACACCTACAGAAATTGGTAGAGGTATAATGAACTTTATACTGACACTATTTGGAAGGAAAGATAACCCTAAATACGAGAGATATAAATGAGCGTACCTGAGCGTGTCAAAGCGACAATGAAAAGGCTAGGGTTAAAAGGAGTCAACAAACCAAAGAGGACTCCTGATCACCCAACTAAGTCTCACGTTGTCATGGCATCAGAAGGTGGCAAATATAAATTGATTCGCTTTGGTCAGCAAGGAGCCTCTACTGCAGGTAAACCCAAAGCAGGTGAATCGGATAGAATGAAAAAGAAGAGGGCAAGTTTTAAAGCAAGACACAGCAAGAATATTGCAAAAGGTAAAATGTCTGCTGCGTATTGGGCTAACAAAGTTAAATGGTAATAAAGGATTAAAAGTAAATGAGTAAAATAGAAGTAGCTGTGATAGCAGCATGGGTAGGCTTGGCTGCAATGATGGCAACCACAGCGTCTTACGGAAAAGATTTTTCTGTAGCAGGACAAACAGTATCAATAGGAGCATCCTCAGATCTTAACTACACAACAGGTGTAGAAGACTGGGAGTGGGAGCTAACACCATCAGCAGGTCTTTCAGCTATGGGTCTAGGTTTCACAATGGCTACAGACATTGACATGTTAGAGTTAGAGGATGGAGACATCTTTCAAGGACTGGACTTCACTGTTGACTACACAGTTCCTAGCACAAACATAAGCTTGTACACTGAAGTATCAACAGACTCAGACCTAGAGTTTGGTGACGTAACAATAGGAGCTACAGTTAGTTTCTAATGTGGATAGCCTTTATGCTTCTCTGTGCAACACCTGCGTCAATATCTTGTGAGGTGATGATAAAAACAACGTCAACGTTTCCTACAGAGGAAGCATGTGCTAAAGAAGCTTTGGTTGTAGCTAGATATTTTCAACAACAGGGATACCTAGCTATACCAGAGTGTCAAGAAATTAAAATGGGAGTTTCACTATGAAGATAGTAAAATGGTTATGGAGATATTTAAAAAGGATAGTGTGTGCAATTTTAAACAGAAATTGTGGGCCTAACTGTAACTGCAAAGCTTAACTAATGAAAAAGAAAAAAGACCCAAAAGTAGGAACAGGTAAAAAACCAAAAGGGTCTGGACGTAGACTATATACGGATGAGAATCCAAAAGATACAGTATCTATCAAGTTTGCTACAATGGCTGACGCTAAAGCCACAGTAGCCAAAGTAAAAAAGTTAAAGAAACCTTACGCAAGAAAGATCCAAATATTGACCGTAGCAGAGCAACGTGCTAAAGTCATGGGCAAGACAGCAATAGCAAATGTCTTTAAACAAGCTAAAGCAGAATTGCGAAGGAAACACAAAAAAGATGGCGTATCTACAAAGTAACATACCCTATTTTAAAGCTTGGGTAAGAAGAGAATACACAAAGAATATGCAGGAATATCATGGAGACTTCCTGCACTGTATGGTGGTAGCAGTAACGACTATGCCAAACAGAACACTGAGTTTCCAGGTTATCTTTACAGGCTGCGAGTCTGATGAAGAAGATGACAGCCCTAACATACATGGTGGTGCAATGTGGGCAAGGATGCCTCTAACAGCACTCGTGGCAGATACCCCCCTTGAGGAATGGCCTACAGAGTTACCACCATACTTAGCACAACCCTGGGATTGTATGTCTCATACGCACTCAGTATATAAAATAGAAAGGGCTTCTCCTGCTCCTTGGATTGCCAAAGTAGATGGAGAGTTTTATCCTGCAAAGTATTACTTCACTGTTGACTACACAGACAACGAAGTAGCAGATGATCCTGCACAACACAAACAGTCACACGTTCTGGAGTTGTTAGATGCAGGAGAGTACACAGGTAACATGGTTGCGTTACCCAATAATAGAGTGAGAGTAACTCACCCTGCTTGGTTTGAAACTGGTCAAGGCGCACCAGACTTTAGACCTAATCAGAACATCTTTAACTCTAAAGAAGATGTTGAATATATTTGGGATACGGAACGTGTCTTTAACAATTTATATAAGGAAAAATAACTATGGCAATGCATGGAAACAAGATGAAGAAAAAAGGTATGGCTCGTGGTGGCATGAAGAAAAAAGGTTACGCAAAAGGTGGCATGAAAAAGAAGGGCTACTCTAAGGGTGGTGCTACAAAAATGACACTTGCTAAACTACGAGCAGCCGCTAAAAAAATGGGTTATAAATTAGTAAAGATATAGTGTCATGGCTTTATCTAAACAAAATAAGAATAAAGTAAAGAAAGTAATCAAAGGCTTAAGCAAAGCCTCGAAGACTCATGCAGGTCAAGCAAAGACTTTAAAAAAAGCAGTTGGGATGTCTAGTGGTGGTAGTACAGTCAACAAAGCAGGTAATTACACTAAACCAACTATGCGTAAAAACCTATTCAACAGGATCAAAGCAGGTGGAAAAGGTGGTTCACCTGGACAATGGTCTGCGAGAAAAGCACAGATGTTGGCAAAACAATACAAAGCTAAGGGTGGGGGTTACAGATAATGAAAGCCCCTCAGAAAAGTTTAAAAGACTGGACAAAACAAAAGTGGCGTACAAAGAGTGGAAAGCCTAGTGCTAAGACTGGGGAAAGATACTTGCCTGAAGCTGCCATAAAGTCTTTGTCTTCTGCTGAGTATGCAGCAACTACAAAAGCTAAAAGAGAAGGCAAAGCAAAAGGCAAACAGTTTGTTAAGCAACCTAAAAAGATTGCACAGAAAACAAGAAAATTTAGAGCAAATGAGGGCGGTATGGCTAAAAAATTCCCAGACTTGACTGGTGACGGTAAAGTTACCCAAGCAGATATATTAAAAGGCAGAGGCGTAAAACTAAACAAGGGTGGTATGCCTAAGAAAAAAGGTTACGCCAAGGGTGGCAAGATGAATGACATGCGTAAAACAGGAATGTTTTATGGTGGTATGTCCAGAAGAGGTAAGTAACAATGGCTGTAACACTGCGTAAATATTTAAACAGCAAACTAAAAGCAAAAGGTCTGACTCTCACCCAGGCTAAAAAGAACGCAGGTAAATACAAAAGTATTGCTGCAGCAAAGAAAGCAGGGTCACTTTACTACACAGATAAAAATGGTAACGTAATGGCTGCTGTGTACGCAGAAGATCTTAAAAAGCCAATCAAACCTATTAAACCTAGAGTACGTCCAGGCTCTGTAAAAAGTGTTTTAAACCCTGAAGAAATTGCAGAAGTAAAAAGAGCAAACAAAGAACTATCAACAAGAGAAATTAAAAGAATTGTTGAAGGTGCTTTGACAAAAGCAGAAGCTAAAAAAAGAGTTAAAGATTATTACAAAAAATATCCTATTAAAAATAAAAAACCTAAAAAAGTTTTACTATTTATTGCAAACCCAGGTGCTGCTGCTGCAGGTCAATCTAAGGGTGGCGTAGCTAAAAGAAAGAAAGTTAAAAGATGAAAATAGAAAATGATAAAGTAATAGATCAATATGGTGCTGTTTTAGCAGAATATGTACATGGAGAGTGGCACTCTAAAGACCCTGCTGTTTTAGAGTTTATTCAGGAACAAGACAAACCTAAAACAGAAACTAAAAAAGTTCGTGCTAGAAATGAAGATGGAACGTTAAAAGGTGATGATCCCTCTACTCCTGATGTCAATGAAGCTTGGACTACAAAGGTAGTCAAGAAGGCAACAGGTAAATCATAACGGAGTTGCATATTTGTCACTACTATGATATAACTACTTGAATATAACTATCCTCACCCAGTTAGGGCTAACACAAATAGAGGATAGATAATGTTTAAAAGATTACTCAACAAAATAATAGAAGCAAGAACAGAGTCAGCTAGACGTAAGATTGCACGTATGCAACTTTACCAAATGACCGACAGGGAACTACGAGACTTAGGTATTGGTAGGCATGATATAGAAAGGGTTCTACTAAAAGGTAAAGCCCTTTGAAAAGCACAATCACTTCTTTGATGATACTAGGAGTACTTTGGGAGGAGGCTCGTGGACCCAGTTACAATAATCGGTGGAGCCACCGTAGCGTTCAATGCGCTGAAGAAAGGTTTCCAGTTTGGAAAAGATCTTCAGGAGATGGGTGGTCAACTAAATCAGTGGGCTAGTAGCATGAGCGATCTAGCCTACCTAGAGCAGAAAAATAAGAACCCCCCTTGGTGGAAAGCTATGGGAGGTTCTGTTGAAGCAGAAGCTTTAGAGATATTTACTGCTAAAAAGAAAGCAGAGGCTATGCGTCAGGAGCTAAAAGACTGGATTAGTTTTACGTATGGACCATCCGTTTGGGATGAACTGGTGGCAACTGAAGGTAGAATACGTAAACAAAAGAAAGAGCAAGAGTACCGAAAAGCAGAAATGATTGAAGCAATAATTACTTGGGGTATATCAGGTGTTATTCTTTTAGTTGGTGTGGGTACTCTAGGATTTATACTTTACATGGTGGCATAATGGCAAGAAACTTAACAGAAAAACAACAGAAGTTCTTAGACGTGCTGTTTGAAGAGGCACAAGGAGATCCTGTACAGGCTAAGAAACTAGCAGGATACGCTGACAGTGTAGCCTCTACTTCTGTTGTCAACAGTCTGACAGATGAAATAGCAGACGTTACAAAAAAGTTTATAGCACAGTCTTCAACCAAAGCAGCCTACACAATGTTTTCTGTTATGAAAGATCCTACTGATCTAGGTGTAAAAGAAAAGATGTTAGCAGCTAAAGACATTCTAGATCGTGCAGGATTTACTAAAACAGACAAGGTAGAAGTAAAGACATCAGAGCCTTTATTTATTTTACCTGCGAAAGATAATGAGTAAAAGAGCTACAACAGCAGACCACCCAACCAAAGTTGACTGGCAGATACCACTACAAGGGGAACTAGGAGAGTGGTATCCTGTTATAAGAGTAGGAAGACACGTACCCTTTGGTTACAAACAGGATGAAACAGATCCAGACTTACTGCTACCTATCCCTGAAGAGTTAGAGTTACTAGAAAAAGCTAAACTATTTCTTCAAGAATACAGTACCAGGAAAGTAGCAGTCTGGTTATCTAAACAATCTGGTAGAGAAATATCACATGTAGGGTTATACAAACGTGTCAGAATGGAAGAAAAAAGGCGTAGAGCTTCCTCGAACTACAAGCAGTATGCCAAAAAATACAAAGAAGCGGCAAGGAAGAGCCAGAAAATCGAAGAGAAAAGAATTGGTGGTAGAAACACCAGAGATCTTAGCGAAGACGAAGACTACATCTCACTCGAACCTGGAGAACGATGCCCTTTCTGTGGACAAACAAGAGGTAATATTTGAGCCTAATCCAGGTCCACAAACTAAGTTTCTAGCTTCAACAGAACAAGAGGTGTTATACGGAGGAGCAGCAGGTGGTGGCAAGTCGTATTCGATGGTGGCTGATCCAGTTAGATATTTTACGAATCCACATGCACGAATGTTACTTGTTCGTAGGAGTACAGAAGAGTTACGAGAACTTATATCTGTAAGTAAACAGCTTTACCCAAAGGCTGTTCCAGGAATAAAGTTCATGGAAAGAGATAAGACTTGGGTGGCACCTAACGGTGCAACACTCTGGATGTCATATCTTGATCGTGACGATGACGTTATGAGGTATCAAGGTCAAGCCTTTAACTGGATAGGCTTTGATGAGTTAACGCAATGGCCCTCCAGTTACGCTTGGTCCTACATGAGATCAAGGTTACGTGCTACAAAAGCAAGTGGATTACCACTCTATATGAGAGCTACTAGCAACCCTGGGGGGCCAGGACACCAGTGGGTACGAAAACACTTTATAGAACCCAGTCCTCCAGGAAGTGCTTTCTGGGCAACTGACGAAAACGGTGATATAATTCAATGGCCTAAAGGTCACTCAAGAGAGGGTGAACCTCTATTCAAAAGAAAGTTTATACCTGCTACCCTGTTTGACAATCCCTACTTATCTGAGGATGGGATGTACGAAGCAAACCTTCTATCTCTTCCTGAACACCAGAGGAGACAACTACTAGAAGGTGACTGGGATATAAACGAGGGTTCAGCATTTCCAGAGTTCAACAGAAAGATACACGTAGTTGACCCCTACGATATACCTTCAAACTGGACTCGTTTTAGAGCCTGTGACTACGGATACGGATCTCACACAGGCGTTGTATGGATAGCAATAGTTCCAGGGTCTGAACAGCTAATTGTCTACAGGGAGTTATATGTTTCTAAGATCATAGCGACTGACTTGGCTGACATGATCCTGGAATTGGAAGAAGGAGAAAAAATAAGGTACGGTGTCTTAGACTCTTCACTCTGGCACAAAAGAGGTGACACTGGTCCTAGCCTAGCAGAGCAGATGATCATGAAAGGATGTAGATGGCGTCCTGCAGATAGATCAAGAGGCTCACGAGTAGCAGGTAAAAACGAACTACACAGAAGACTACAAGTAGATGAGTTTACAGAGGAACCCAGGCTTGTTATATTTAATAACTGCACAAATCTTGTCTCTCAATTACCGTCCATACCTTTAGATAAAAAGAACCCTGAAGACGTGGACACCAACTCAGAAGATCACCTGTACGATGCTTTGCGATACGGTGTGATGACTAGACCCAGAAGCAACTTATTTGATTTCAACCCAGACTCTCAACGAACAGGGTTTCAAGCATCAGATCCCACATTTGGATATTAAGGATTAACTAATGGAAGAAGATGATATCTTTGAATCAGACGAACTTTACATGGATGAAGAGGAATCCTCTTTTGTAGAAGATAAAGAAGATGCTGATAGTAGTAGAGATGAAAAGGTAGGAACAGTAGTAGGTCTTGTCGAGGGCAAATTCTACAAGGCTGAGAAAGCTAGATACACTGACGAACTACGATGGATCAGAGCCTATCAAAACTATCGTGGTGTGTACGGATCAGACGTGCAGTTTACATCTACAGAAAAGTCTAGAGTATTTGTAAAAGTAACTAAGACCAAGGTTCTTGCAGCCTATGGTCAGATTGTAGATGTGCTCTTTGGTTCTAACAAATTTCCTATCTCTATCAACCCTACTGTTTTACCAGAAGGTATATCAGAGTCTGTAAACTTTGAGACTGACAGCAACATGCGTAAAGCTCAAGAGTCTGACGGTGCGTTGCCAGAAGATGAAACAAGACTACAGCCTGGTGAGACAATTATTGATTTACGAGAAAGACTTGGAGCACTTCGTAATAAACTAGAGCCTGTGCAAGATCTTATAGAAGATGGGCCAGGAGTAACTCCAAGTAAAGTTACTTTCCATCCTGCCATGGTTGCAGCTAAAAAGATGGAAAAGAAAATACATGACCAACTAGAAGAGTCAAATGCTAGAAAGCAGTTACGTATAGCAGCATTTGAAACTGCTCTGTTTGGTACAGGTATTATGAAGGGTCCATTTGCTTACGATAAGGAATACCCTTCTTGGTCAGAAGATGGTGAATACACACCCACAATTAAAACTGTACCACAAACATCTAGTGTAAGTATCTGGAACTTTTATCCTGACCCAGACGCTAATAACATGGATGAGGCAGAGTACGTAGTTGAGAGACACAAGATGTCTAGATCTCAAATGCGTGGGTTAAAGAAAAGACCTTTCTTCAGATCAAACGCTATTGATACAGCTATCAGCATGGGAGAGTCCTACTCTAAAGAGTGGTGGGAACAAGTCATGGAAGAGGCTGATCAAGAAACAAAAGCTGAGAGATACTCAGTGTTAGAGTTTTGGGGATATGTTGACACAGAGCTTTTAAAAGAATACGACATAGAGATCCCCAAAGAATTAGAAAACCAAGATCAGGTTTCCGTAAACATCTGGGTTTGTAACGGACAAGTGTTACGTCTTGTTATGAATCCATTTACTCCTTCTATCTTACCATATTACGCAGTGCCTTTTGAGGTAAACCCTTACTCATTCTTTGGAGTAGGTATTGCAGAAAATATGGATGATACACAAAATCTTATGAACGGATTTATGAGAATGTCAGTAGATAACGCAGCATTGTCTGGTAATCTACTTATAGAGGTAGACGAGACTAATCTCGTCCCAGGGCAAGACCTCTCTGTGTATCCAGGCAAAGTGTTTAGGAGACAAGGAGGGGCACCTGGTCAAGCTATCTTTGGTACCAAGTTCCCGAATGTATCTAACGAGAACATGCAGATGTTCGACAAAGCAAGAGTGTTAGCAGATGAGTCAACAGGCTTTCCATCCTTTGCTCATGGTCAGACAGGCATACAGGGTGTAGGGCGTACTGCCTCTGGTATTTCTATGCTCATGTCTGCTGCCAACGGTAGCATAAGAAACGTTGTAAAGAACATAGATGATTATCTGTTAGCACCACTAGGTAGAGCTTTCTTTCACTTTAACATGCAGTTTGATTATGATGATGGTGTAAAAGGTGATTTGTCTGTAAAGGCTGAAGGAACAGAAAGCTTGATGGCTAACGAGGTTCGTAGTCAGAGACTTATGCAGTTTCTTGGTGTTGTACAGAATCCAGTGCTTGCACCTTTTGCAAAAATGGATTATATTATCAGAGAGATTGCTAAGTCTATGGATCTTGATCCTGACAAACTTACAAACTCTATGGGTGACGCAGCTATACAGGCTGAGATTCTCAAGAAATTCCAAGCAGATAATCCACCACCACAGGTAGACCCTAACGCTCCACAGCAGCAACAGGGTGCTCCTCAACAGGGAGAACAACCTCCTGCAGGTGCTCAAGTACAAGACACTCAGGGATCAGGTGGTGGTCAAATCGGTACAGGCACAGCACCACTACCAGGAGAACAAGGGTTCACTGGTAACACAGGATAACGAACACTTATGAAATTAAAACTACTGGTAAATAACATGGAGATCTGGAACTCGTTTAACGATGAACTGGATCGAAGACTCAACCACGTCCATATTCAAATGGAACAAACTATAAAACAGGAAGACTTGTTTAGACTGCAGGGTGAAGCAAAAGCACTCCGTAGGCTAAAGTTTTTAAGGGATGAAGTGAATGGACCTAAACCAGACCAGTGATCAAATGGAGATGTTTGGTTTTACTGCTGAAGGAGCACAGCAGGAGGCTGACAAGTTTGTAGGGGAAGACAAAAAACCTAAGACAGGTCTTAGAACTGTGTCATTAGATGACATAAAAGAAGAAGAAAGAGATCGTGTAAGGGCTGAATACAAATTAAACGATGAGTCTTTTTCTTTTAAAAATTTGTACAATAAAATACCTACTAATGCGAGACTGTTAATAGAAAATGTTTTAGGTAAAGATTCTGATATAACTGAAAAAAATTTCACTAATGATGAATTAATAGAAATGATTCTTCTAGCAGAAAAACAAGAAGAAAATTTTAGAAATGTACGAAATAGAAAATTTAAAAATCAACCAGAAAACGTAACAACTGTTAGTCCATACTTTCGTGATCCAGATGCTAAAGGAGTTACCACAAGAGTTGATGAGTCATACAAAGATTCTTTAATTAGAACATTTACTGATCCACAGTATAGAGTTGCGACTAGTTTAGGTAGATTTGATGTAGAAAAGAATCCCAGTGGATTACGAATAACTGATGAGTATGATTTTAACAAAGTACAAAGAGACTTACCTACAGATTTAAAAGGTATTTTAAGACACATAAGGTACTCTCCTGAGTTAGCAGGAGAATACTTAGCTAATCTTTTAGATACTCCTAGTAGAGAAGTAAACATAAATATACCAAAAAAAATGTTTAAAGGCGGTGCAGTAATGAATGATCAAATGGAAATGGCATTTATGCAAGAGGGTGGAATAATAGATGATGATCTGGACGTAGATCCAGTATCAGGAAACGAAGTACCACCTGGTTCTCTCGCAGAAGAAGTTCGAGATGATATTCCTGCACAACTCTCTGAGGGTGAGTATGTCGTTCCTGCTGATGTTGTCAGATACTACGGTGTCAAGTTCTTTGAAGATCTAAGAGATCAAGCTAAGATGGGTCTAGCTGAGATGGAAGCCAATGGACGTATAGGTGGGGAGCCTGTGCCTGATGGTGGTCCTGTAAATGACAAGGAACTATCTGAGCAAGAGATGGCTGCTATCAGAGAAGTGATGGGTATGGCTGAAGGTGGTGAAGTACAAAACCCTTACTTACAGCAACAGCAACTGTACAGCCAACCTAGACCTGCACCTATAGATGAGAAAAGAAACACAACTATAACCAACGTTAATCCTGTTGAAAACCAAATGCCTATGCAGAGCATGGCTAGTGGTGGTCAGGTACAAGGATATCAAGACAGTGGTGATGTTACACAACCAGATGATGATATCCCTCCTTTTGTTGAGAATGAATTTAACCCTGCTCAGTTTGGTCTTGGTTACAGTTTTATGGGTCAGCCACAGCAAGCAGGAACAACAACCACTCAAGCTCCTACAGGACAAACCTTTACAGTTCTTTACCATCCTGACTACGCTACAAATGGTAGAAGTAAAACTTTTTATCTTCCTAGAGATAATGAAATATATCAAAAATATCTTGGTATGGGTTACACCAAGCAGATGCCTATGACTGGACCTGCAGGACAAGGAGAAACTACTCCAACAACTACAGACACTCCAATAACTACAGATCTTACAGGAGCCACAGTAACTACAGGAAGTGGACGTAAAGGAGGTGGTGGTAGTAAACCTCCAACACCTGAAAAGATAGACTACACTACGTACAGTCCAGAGCAGTTACTAGAAGCTTTTGATCAAAACAGAAAGACACGCATAGCACTAACAGCTTTGGGTGCTGTTAATCCTATGATTGCTCTATTTGGTCAGGGTGCAACAAGAGCACAAGAAAAAGATATAATAGCTGCAATGGAAGCTAAAGGTATTAAACCACCAGAGAATGAAGGAACTGTTCTAGACAACATTACAGACTTTGTTTCTGGTCTATTTGGTAAAGACAAACAAGAAGTAAAGAACACCATAGTGGAGCAAAATAAATCAAAATCAGAGCCTATTACCTCTGTTATATCTACAAGTTCAACTGGTAGAGAATCAGTTCCAGTTGGTGGTTTACCTGCTGCACCTGCTAAACCTGTAAGTGGTGGGCGTGGTCGTACTGTAGAAAAACCTGGTGCAAGAGCAGCAGCAGCTAAAGCAAAGGCAGTGCGTTCTTCTAGGTCTGGGGTAAAAACTGGTAAAGGTGTGGCAGGAGGTCGTGGTCGTACTGTAGAAAAACCTGGTGCAAGAGCAGCAGCAAAAAATCTAGAAGCAAGATCTAGAGATCCATCAAAGGTAGACATGGCAGCTATAAATGAAGGTGGACTAATGAATAAAAAGGGCAAAAAGAAATAATAACTATAAGGCTACCCAGGAATGGTTCCTGGCCCCAACATAAAGGAGAACTTTAAATGCCTGAACTAACTGCAATGGAAAAACCTAAAATAGCAGGTTTTGTAGATCGTGGATTTAACCACGCTAAAAAACAAAAACAGATGGAAGAAGCAGAGGCAGAGATTGCCCGACTAGAAGCAGAGGCTCGTGGTGAAACAGTCGAAGAACAAGAGGAATCCAGTAGCGAGGATACTGAGAACACCGAAGTTCAAGCCTCAGATGATTCCAAACAAGAAGAAACCCCAGAGGAAACCAAAGCACAGGAAGACGATGACAGCGAGTTAGATGCTGAAGAGAAGTCTTTTAAAAAACGCTATGGTGATATTCGCAAACACTTAGCTGCTAAAGAAAAAGAGTGGCAAGAAAAGTTTAACGCTCTAGAGAAAAAGAGTAAACACGAGGGTATCGTTCCTCCTAAGTCTGATGAGGACATAGAAAAGTGGGCGCAAGAATACCCAGACGTAGCAGGTATTGTTGAAACAATTGCAGCTAAGAAAGCTCAAGAGATGTTTAACAAAGCTGAGACACGTCTACAAGAATTAGATGAAGCACATTCTGAAGCTCAAAGAGTAAAAGCAGAGAATGTTATTCGTAAGACTCACGAAGACTTTGATGAACTAAGACAGTCAGATAAGTTTCATAACTGGGCAGATGAACAACCCAAGTGGGTTAAGGATGCACTCTATGAAAACATGGATGATCCTGCCTCAGTTGTACGTGTGATAGATCTATACAAGATTGACAACGGTATGACCGTAGCAGCTAAAAAGAAATCTAAGAAAGCTGCAGCATCTACTGTTGCTAAAGGAACTCGTACTTCTGTAGACGCAGAGGGTGTACAAGGACAAATAAAAGAGTCTGATGTAGCCAAAATGTCTAACAAGGAGTTTGAGGAAATGCAGGACAAAATAAACGAAGCTATCCGTAACGGTAAATTTGTTTATGACATGTCTGGTTCTGCAAGATAATTAGTTGACATATTTAAAGTCATCTATATAACTACTCGTATCTGACTTGAAGCCTCCGTAAAGGACCACCTTCAGAGATACATTTAACCCAAAAGTCTAAACTACAAAGAACTACCTGGACAAGTATAGGCCCAGTGGTATTAGGTAGCGCAACCTAGTACTTTCTGCACCCTAGAAAACGTACAGCCTCTTTCAGGTGTTTAAGCTTTATTCCCAAAGCCAAATATCATGGAGGATTTAACAATGGCTTTTACAACCGCATCGGGTTATGGGAATCTACCTAACGGTAATTTTAGTCCTATAATCTACTCCAAGAAGGTACAGCTTGCGTTCCGCAAATCTGCTACCGTAGGAGACATAACTAACTCCGATTATTTCGGAGAGATCAGCGCACAAGGTGATACTGTGCGTATTATCAAGGAGCCTGAAATCTCAGTTCAATCTTATGCTCGTGGCACAACAGTCACAGCACAAGACCTTGACGATGAAGATTTTCAGTTAGTCGTAGACAAGAGCAACTACTTTGCTTTTAAGATGGACGATATTGAAGAAGCTCACTCACATGTGAACTTCATGCAACTTGCAACAGATCGTGCAGCTTACAGACTAGCTGATCAGTATGACCAAGAAGTTCTTGGCTATATGTCAGGTTATAAGCAAACTTCTCTACATGCACAAGCAGACACAGTTAATGACAGTGTAAACGGTTCAAAAGCTGTGACTACTGCAGGTTCAGACGAATTGCTTACAAGCATGAAACTCCGTAAGGATTCATTCGGTAACATCACAACAAGCTCTGCAGGAGATCACTCAATTCCTGTCGTAGCACGTTTACCAGGTGCAACTGCTTTGCCAACAGCTACAGCTTCACCTGCAATGGTTGTTGCAAGAATGAAAAGATTGCTTGATCAACAACAAGTTGATACACAAGGACGTTGGCTCGTAATTGACCCAGTGTTCATGGAAATCCTATCAGACGAAGACAGCCGCTTCATGAATGGAGACTACGGTGAGTCTGGTGGACTTCGTAACGGTCTTGTAATCAACAACTTTCATGGCTTCCGTTTGTACGTGTCCTCAAACCTACCTGCTGTAGGTACAGGCCCAGGTACAACAGGATCAGCAAACCAAAATGCAAACTTTGGTGTGATTGTTGCTGGACATGATTCTGCTGTAGCAACTGCAGAGCAGATCAACAAGACAGAAACATATCGTGACCCTGACAGCTTTGCTGACATTGTTCGTGGTATGCATCTATATGGTAGGAAGATTCTTCGTCCAGAAGCAATCGTAACTGCTAAATACAACGCAGCGTAAGAAGGGAGATTGAATAATGGCTACTATTACAATGAGCACGAACTCAGCCTCTACTTCCAACAATGGCGGTACTGGCAATAAGCAGCTTCGTGGCAGCTTAGTTACTTTGCAAAACGACATCGATCTTGCAGATGCTATATTACAAAACGGTGGTACTGCACTAGCAGCCAATGATATCATTGAAGCTATTGCTGTCCCTGCAAACACTTTGATCCTACACGCAGGTTTTGAAGTTGTAACTGCAATGGCAGGTACTACTACAGACTCTTCGATCCACGTAGGTATCACAGGAACAGACGTAGACATTTTTGCTACGGCATTTGACCTAGACGGTGCATCAGTAGGAGATCACACTCCTGCTATTACATCTTCAGGTGTATGTTCCAACTTACCAGTGTTTACTGCATCAGCAGACACTATTGACGTAGAGATTCATGCGTCAGGTGGAACTATAACTGGTGGTATTATTCGTGTGTACGCTGTATGCGTAATGATGGATGATATAACACAGTCCACATCTGCTAATGAAGTAGATCGTGATCTACTAGCATAAAGCAACTTTAGGGGCTGACTTAGGTTGGCCCCTTTAGCTTATCTAAGGAAAAAATATGGCTTTGACATTTCTCTCGTTAACTAACGATGTAATTACAAGAATGAATGAAGTAACGCTTACTTCCACTACTTTTGCTAACGCTAGGGGTGTTCAAGTACAGTGTCAAAACGCTGTCAATGAAGCTATAAGATATATAAATCAAAGAGAGTTTGGATATTCTTTTAACCATGCACAGAATACTTCTACTCTAACTCCAGGTGTGTGTAGATACACTGCACCAACAGATACTAAATCAATAGACTACGCTACTGCCAGAATTAAAAAAGATGATGATGTCAACGCTGCAGGAAATAATTTAGTACTTCTTAACTATAACGAGTACATAGAAAAAGGTTATCCTAACGAAGAAGATCAAGTTAAAACAACAACCGTTAACGCAACAGATGGGTTGTCTGCATCCGTAACAACAATAACTGTTGCATCTACAACAGACTTTAGTTCAACAGGAACTCTGTACATAGGTGGAGAACAAATAACTTACACAGGTATATCGGGTAACGATTTTACAGGATGTACCAGAGGTGCAAATAGTACTACAGCAGCAGCAATAGCAAATAGTACTACAGTAACACAGTTTGATGGCGGTGGTGTTCCTAGAAACATAGTTAGAACCCCCGACAATAATTACTTGTTGTACCCTTACCCAGACAAACAATACACACTTATCTTTGACTACTTTACATTTCCATCCGATCTATCAGCACATGGAGATACCACAAGTGTTCCAGACAGATTTGCACCTGTAATTGTAGATGGGGCTGCTGCTTTTGTTTATCAGTATCGTGGTGAAACACAACAGTATCAATTAAACTTTGCTAGATTTGAGCAAGGTATTAAAAATATGCAAAGCTTACTTATTAACAAATATGAGTATGTACGATCTACAGTTATTATTGCCCCTAGAGGTTCTGCTAACTTTATGGGTGGAGTTGTTTCCTAATGCCAGATCTATCTCAAGCACAACCTGCAGCATTTAACTGTGAGGGTGGCTTAGTTTTAAATCGTTCTACTTTCTTAATGCAACCAGGAGAAGCATTAGAACTAGAAAACTTTGAGCCTGACATTGAGGGTGGTTACAGGAGAATAAACGGTTTTCGTAAATACGTAAATCAACAAGTACCCCAAACATCTGACGCTAGTGAAAAAATATTAATGGTTGCTAACTTTGCAGATAAAGTATTAGCAGCTAGAGGTGAGAAGATATTTAGTTCTGCATCTACTGAGCTTGCAGTTAAAATTGTTTCTACTACAGGTATGACAGGTTCTGGAACTATAACTGTAGACTCTACAACAGGATTTTCTTCTAGTGGAACACTACAGATCAACGATGAGTTGTTTACTTATACTGGTGTTACCTCTACTACTTTTACAGGTGTAACTCGTGCTGCTACAAGTACAACTGCTGCCAATCATGCTCTTGACGATGTGGTATCAGAGTCTTGGACTGAAAGAGATACTGGTAGAACTAGTGCAGGTAAATATAGTTTTGAAAGATACAACTTTGATGGTAACGAAAAGATTATAGTTGTTGATGGTACAAATGCTCCAACTATATTTAATTCTTCTTTATCAGCAACAGATGTTAGTGAGAGTTCTGTAGCAGGTTCTACAATAGTTGTAGCTTTTAAATCTCATATGTTTTATGCAGGTAAGTCTACTACACCACAGACCTTAGTATTTAGTGAACCTTTTGATGAAGATGGTTTTCAGTCAGGTGACGGTGCAGGAACTATTAAAGTAGATGATAACATCGTTGGTCTAAAAGTATTTAGGGATTCTTTATTTATATTTTGTGAAAACAGAATATTTAAAATGACAGGATCTACTCTTAGTGACTTTGCTATACAACCAGTCACCAGAGATATTGGTTGTGTAAATAGAGACACGATACAGGAATTTGCAGGTGACTTGTTATTCCTTGGTCCTGATGGACTCAGAACTGTTGCTGCTACTGCAAGAATTGGTGATACGGCTCTTGGTGCTATTACGCAAAACGTACAGTCTATTTTTGATGCTAACATTAAAGACTCTACAGTATTTGATAGTGTAGTTATTCCAGACAAAACACAATATAGAATATTCTTTTCAAAAGCAGGACAAGGTGAAAATTTAACAAGAGGTATCATCTGTGTTAGAAGAGCAGACAAATTTGAGTTTGCGGAAATACGTGGAGTAAAACCTGCAGCTACAGATGCTTTAGTTGTTGATGGAGATGTAAGAGTTATACATGGTGACTTTTCAGGTTACATCCACAGACAAGAAGCAGGTAATACCTTTGATGGCACAGCAATATTAGCAAGATATAGAAGTCCCGATTTAAGTTTTGGAGATACTGGTGTTAGAAAACACATGCAAAGAGTTATCCTTAACTTTAAACCTGAGTCAGCTATAGATGCAGATCTATTTGTTCGTTACGACAACGAGGCTTCTGACTCTGCAAGACCTGCAGCATATCCTTTAGATAGTTCTCAAGTTGCGGCACAGTTTGGTTCTGCAACTTTTAGTACAACTAGTAGTGCTGCACAGTTTGTTTTTGGTGGTCCTTCACAGCCACTTGTAAGACAGTCAGTAGAAGGATCAGGTTTTTCTGTAGCGTTAAGAATTAAAGATGGTGGGGAAACAGCACCATATTCCCTAAAAGGGTTTCAATTAGAATATCAAGTAGGAGCAAGACGTTAGATGGGTAATACATACACGAGACAATCCAGTTTTACAGACGGTGATGTTATTACTGCTGATCTGTTCAACAATGAATATGATCAACTCTTAGCTGCGTTTGCAGCAAGTACAGGACACACTCACGATGGTACTGCTGCAGAAGGTGGACCTATTACTAAGCTATTAGGCACAGGTATTACCATTGGTGATGGCACATCAGGCACTGATATTACAGTAACCTTTGATGGTGAGACTAATGACGGTGAACTTAAATGGATGGAAGACGAAGACTACTTTGAGTTCTCTGATGATATTCTTATTGCCTCTACAGAAAAGTTACAGTTTCGTGATACAGCTATCTATATTAACTCTAGTGCAGATGGTCAGCTTGATCTTGTTGCAGATACAGAAATACAGATTGCTGCCACAACAGTAGACATCAATGGTAATGTAGATGTATCAGGAACACTTACTGTTGCAGGTGCTGTAGACTTTGGTGATGCTGCTTTATCAAACGTAGGTGCAGTACAACTAGATAGTATTGCAGGTGATGCTGACTCTAACACAAGCATAGCATTTAGTGGATCTGATGTAATTACAATTACTGCAGGTGGTGAGACACAGATTACTTTTAACAATGGGTCAATACTACCTACAACAGATGATGATGTAGATTTAGGTTCTAGCTCTTTTGAGTTTAAAGATTTATACATAGATGGCACAGCTTATATTGATACGGCTAGTGTTGATGCCTTAACTGTATCTGGTTCTACTACATTAGGTGCTACCTCTTTTGGAGATGCTGATATTACAAATGTTGGTAGTATTGCTCTTGACACTATTACTAACGATGGAACTGATATTACACTAGACTCAGGTGGTGACATCATATTAGATGCTGCAGGAAATGAGGTATTTTTTAAATCTTCTGGAACATCAATACTTGAGTTTAAACATGACTCTGGTGACGCAGTATTTACAGTAAGCACAGCAGATAAGAACTTTACCGTTAAGGGTACAGATAGCTCTAGTGCTATCACTGCTCTTGACATTGACATGGCTCTTGCAGGTAAGGCTACGTTTAACGGTGACGTAGTTGTAGGTGGTGATCTTACTATTAGCGGTGATGATCTCACTATGGCTACCAACACTTCAGGACATCTACTTATTGCAGATGGTACAAACTTTAACCCTACTGGTGTAGGTGACTTATCTGAGATTAGTACGGTTGCTAACGATGACGTGTTTCTTGCTGTAGATACTTCTGGTGGTGGTCTTAAAAAGATCACTCGTAGCACGATAGTTTCTGGTCTTGCTGTTAGTGGTGCTGCTATATCTAACGTAGTAGAGGATAGCACTCCACAGTTAGGTGGCAACCTTGATATGAACGGTCAGGATATTGTTACTACGTCAAATGCTGATATTGATCTTGCACCTAACGGTACAGGTAAAGTAGTCGTAAAGGGTAATACTAATCCTGGTACTGTAGTATTTAACTGTGAGTCTAACTCTCATGGTCAAACAGTTAAGTCACAACCACACTCAGCTTCTGTTACTAACGTATTAACTCTTCCTCCTGGTGGTGATCAAGAGATTGTTGGTACTACAGCAACACAAACACTTACAAACAAAACAATGGGTGCTACTAGCTTTGGTGACAACGACATTACTAACGTTGGTGACATTGCTTTAGACTCTATCAGTGCTGACGCCACAGACATTAACGTTGCTGTATCAGATAACTCAGCTACTGCACTTACAATTAAACAAGGCTCAGATGCCTATCTTATAATTGATACAGCTAACAGCAGTGAGTCTGTCTCTATCGGCACAGGTATATCTGGTACAGCTATTACGTTAGGTCACAGTACCTCAGAGGTTACAGTAGCAGACAACCTTACAGTTACAGGTGATTTGACTGTATCAGGTACAACTACAACGGTAAATTCTACTACTGTAAATCTTAACGATCACAACATTGTTCTTGATAGTGGTAACAGCACATCTGCTGTAATCAACGGTGCAGGTATTACAATAGAGGGTGGTAGTGGTGACGATGCTACGTTTACCTATAACACTACAGGTCCAAAGTTTGAGTTGAAGTTAGGTTCATCCCATGAGGATTTACAAGTTGATCAACTTATAGCTGCTTCTCTAGATATTAGTGGTGACATTGATGTAGATGGTACAACTAACTTAGATGTTGTTGATATTGACGGTGCAGTTGATATGGCATCTACTCTAGGTGTTACTGGTGTAGTTACTGCTAACGCAGGTGTGGTAATAGATAATATTACTATTGATGGAACAGAGATAGATCTTAGCTCTGGAGACTTGACAGTAGATGTTGCAGGGGATATTATCTTAGACGCAGACGGTGGTGACTTTAAGTTTCAAGATGGTGGCACAGAGATACTTAGAATCACTAACTCATCTAGTGATGTAATTATTAGACCTGTCGTAGATGCTAAAGATATTATCTTTCAACAAAGAGATGGTACAGAGGTAGCTAGGATAGAAGACAATGGTACGTTTAACGTTGTCACAGATAAACTAGCTATAAACGGAACTGCTATAACTTCAACAGCAGCAGAACTAAATATACTTGACGGTGTAACTTCTACAGCAGCAGAGTTAAACATACTTGACGGTGTTACAGCAACAGCGTCAGAACTAAACTTACTAGATGGTGATACCTCTGTTGGTGGTTCAATAACATTGGCAGATGCTGACGGTTTTGTAGTTAATGACGGTGGAACAATGAAAACTATTCCTGCGTCAGATGTAAAAACTTACGCTGCAGGTAGTGCTGCCACTAAAGGATTTGCCATTGCTATGGCAATAGTATTTGGATAGAAAGGTAAAAGTAAATGGCAACCCCAAATATAATTAATGTAGCGACTATTACTCCAAAGGTAGCAGTTGGTGCAGTGACAACAAGTAGAGCAGACATCGTTGATGTACCTGCAGAAAACTGTGCAAAGATAAACACGTTAATGATATCAAACATAGATGGTACAAATGCTGCTGACATTACCGTTGAGGTAAGTGTAGATAACGGATCAAACTATGTTAAGATAGCTAACACAATATCTGTACCTGCTGATGCAACTCTAGTTGTTGTAGGTAAAGACAACGGATTTTATTTAGACGAAACAGATCTACTCGCTGTTACAGCTTCTGCTAACAGTGATTTAACATACTTGGTTAGTTACGAACTTCTAGTAGACTAAAGGTAATTAATAATGCCCAGATATAACGGTGGTTTTATAGGCACTGATGGATTAGATGCACCTGATCCACCTACAGGTGTTACACCTACTGCAG